TAGCCCAGCAACATACCCCCAATTACCCGCTATATGATAATAACAAGCCTCTGCTATTTTGGCTGTGCCTAGTAAATGATCCAATAATGGTTGATACACAATGTTATCATTTACTAATTTTTTATGCGCATATGCTTGTTGTAATTCCATAGCTATTCCTTCATAGTATTATAACACAAAATTATAAATTTATAAATATTATTTTCATTATTCACGCGCCCCTGTACGGGGCGCGACGGAGAAAACCTCAAGGCCATCCGACAACAAGGAATAGTTTCAATTCACGCGCCCGCATGGGGCGCGGCAAGCCTCTCCTTCAATATCTTCAATACATAAAATGTTTCAATTCACGCACTATTAAGTACGATTATAATAAATCATCAAAAATAATTGGAATTTCTTTTTTAAATCCTTCTAAACAATCTAACATTAATGCTCTAATCTGTGGATGTGCGGCTTTTGAACATCTCAATTTAAAAATATGTCGCCATTCCCTAAGATTAGCAGTTACTACTATTTCAGTTTTTAAACTATTAGGTAATATTTCTCGTGCTTTTTCTTGATGACATCCTATTTGCAATAGTGTTTGATAATTTTTTTCAATAATTTGTAATGTATTCAGCCATAATTGCTGTTCTTCTACGCTCCATTTATCCCACCATACTGGACGTATAAATTCCATTTCATCTTTATATGCTACATAACGGGTACTTTCTTGTGAATAGGATGCCAATCTATGACGAACTAATTCATGAGAATTTCCACACCAAACCACTTTACCATTACGTCTTACATATAATTTATGATATGGTACAGTTACACAATATACATATCCTTTATAATACTTTTTTGTCGCAAAATTATATGCCGTATGTTTATTTAATAAATGTGCAGATCTTTTATTATGATACACTGATACAATATACATAATACTTTTGTGCTTAATTTCAGCATTACCATATTTTGTAAATATCACATGAGTTGTTGCTCTAGGTAATTCTGTTCGTATGTTAGCTGATAATCCAATTTTTAAAAATAATTCTTGTAAATCATCTGCAAAATTTTTAGACGCTGTATAAATTACAATATGTTTATTAGTTTTGTGTATATTACCATCTCCACCTATAACACCGTCTAAAAATCGTTTTATTTGCCATGGTACTGCCTCTTTTATTAGTTCAGGCACTTTAATTGTAAAGGTTTTAGCACCTTTACCAATAAGCGATTCAAAATAACGTACTAATCGTAAATTGTCTATTCTTATATAATTAGTTTTATTATTATAATAATATTGTAAATTAAGATGTTCACATAAATTTTTTATTCTATTTATATGTATTTGTTTGCTTTGTGTAATAATTATTGAATTACCACTTCCATTATTTTTCCCATATTTATATGAACCATCAGTTACCCAATATCCTAATAACTCAAATAAATCTGCTGTTTGTTGTGGATCATACTTAATTATTGGAAATCTTTTATATTTAGTTGGATGTTGTGGAATTGTTATAGACTGGACTCTTCCTTTCCATTTAGCATTTTTTTTGAATTTATATCTATTATTTTTTAAGTCTTCCGCTTTTAAAAATTTCCAAATACGTGTCTTTGGTGATCTTTTATCATAATCAAAAACCCACATATTATGATTCGGAGTAACTAAAAGATCAATTAAACGTGATTCAAAATGTAATAAATAGCCATCCCACTCTTTTTTAATTATTTGTAATGGTTTATGATATTCTAGATAATCTTCATTATTTAAACATGCTAATTCATCATTATAAGTTATATCTTTGAAAAATTTCCAGCCATTTTTTGTTAAAACCTCAGTTTTATCATCATAACAACAACCTCTATTTGTAATAAAACGAATAGATGCTACAGCATGTTCAATTACGGATTCATGGCCACGTTTAATAATTGCTTTAACAAATTTCTGAGCTGAATCATTTGTTATTTTATCTTCTGATTTATAACAAGTTCTTCCAGCCCGCTCTATTATCAGGAGCGGCGAATTTGGTCTTTGAACCCATTCCCAATATTGATCAATGATTCTCATAATAACTCCTTTTCTTAATCAGATGAATATGGGGCGCATTTATTTATTGTAATTTACACACTAATACTAGATGTGGCATGATCAAATCTATAAGTATCACTTGTACAAATCATAATATTTTCATTAGTGAACCTATATAATTCGTTAAACTTAGACTCAATATAATCACCGTCAATAATAGCAACAAAATTATAATTATTTTCATATTTATTTAAAAATAATTGTGCCTCTTTTAAGAAATGGATAATAGTACTAATTTGATTATCTTGCGCACCACCAGATTCTTCAACATATTTAAGCATTATTAAATCATTTTCATAAGCTGCATCAATGCTTTTTGTAGCTCCTAGTGGCGCTCTAAAAGAATCAAATATAAATTCACCATCTTTTAATCGTATTGAACCAATTCCATTGGAAGGTAGCCTTTTAATATTAATACCTCTAATTTCTCGTAAATATTTAAGCTGTAATTTTTCTGCTATATTTTGTCTATTAGCCTTTTTAATAAGATTAATAGCGGCTACTTTATTAATTAAAGCATTGGCTAATATTTCCATCGGTTTAATATTATATTTTTCAGCTAATTTATTGACTTTGTAATCAAGCCACTTAGGAAGTTCACTTTGACCTTCAAAATAAAGTAAAATGGCATATTGAACTTCATATAAATTTTTTAAATCCTGTTTCTTGATATGTTCTCGTATATAATTTTTAACATTCATAATCCTTCTCCATTGTTTCTAAAGTTTTATTAATTAAATCACGTGCTAATTTATAATCCAATCGTCTACGCCGTTTCCCTGCTTTATTGTTATTTTTGAATGGAGCCAAAAAAATATCATGTGTTCGAGCTCTATAATCTTCTAAAAAATAATTTAATAAATTAATAAATTGTTTATTAACATTAAAATCAATTTCTATTAATGTTATAGCTCTTGAACTTTCCTTGATTTCCTCTTTATAATCTAACTCATGTGGTAAACAAAATTTAATTCTGTTTTTAGGATCTACGCCATCTATTGCCCTTAAACCTAAATTACCATCTTGCATATTAAATTTGACATTATAAGTTTTTTTGGGTTTATATCTCAATAAACGATATTTTATTTCCGATGAGTCACAAATAAAAGATTCATTCTTATAAATATCATAAATTAAATCATCAAAGAAAGTTTTATTTTTACGAAAGCATGCAATGCAAATTGGACATTCGGTATCCTCAAACAAATTCTCTTCTAAAATTGTAATATGTTCAATGTATTGAGCAAACAAATTTGTTCTAATAAAGGTCTCTGGTATTATAAAAACAGCCCCTTCGTATTGTTTTAATACTTTTTCAATTGCTAATTGATAAAGATCTTCATAATTGTTATCTTCAAAATATTTATAACTCTTACTATTAATACGTTTAGCTGAATTCTTAGCCAAATATGGTGGATTAGTAATTACAATGGCATTATCAATTTTTGGTATAGAAATTAAACTATCATTTATTTCCCAACCTAAAGAGGGATCGATATCAAACCCGATTAATTTTTTAAAGCCTAATTCTTCGGCCAAATTTAATAAATCACCATTTCCAGCAAAAGGATCAACCACAGTATGTTTGTTAAAGGAATAAATAAACCTTTTAATGTGTGGTTTAACCCAGCTTTTATTAACTGTAAAAAATTGTCCGAGGTCTTTTTTCATTTGTTTATTATTAATTCTAATATTGTTCCAACATAATTGTATTGCAATTAGGGCAATGTAATTGTTGACCGAATATTAACCTACTTACTTCTTTTTCAAAATTACAGTTAGGACAAACTACTTTTTTTAGTTTAGACTTGGCATACTCTTTATTTTCTGCTGGTGTAAGTCTACCATTTTCCTGATACCTTAAACTTGCTTCTACATCTACTTTACATTTTTTCATTTTTAACTCCTTTTTTATGCATTAGTAATTTTTAATTCTTCTAATGGGATTGCTGGCCACTTGTTTGGATCTGTATAATAATGTTTATGCTTTTCACATACATACCAAAACCCTACTTTATATTTAGCTTTTCTATTACATGTAAAATATCGACCGTCCTCATCTAAAATTTTACCATCTTCTCTTGGCATTGGCACTGAACAATAATATTCCATAATAGCTCCTTTCTTTATAAATCACTGGTTAATATTAAGTTCACCCAACTCTAAATGCATATGTATATGATGATTCCATTTTTTTGGTTCATTACCTTTTACATAATATAGATCATTGGCGCATTTCGCTTTTATTCTTTTATCCATATAAATTACCACATTTGGAAACGCATCTTTTACTAACTTTACAAACAGCCTATTTCTCTCAATATCAAAGTTTACTAATTGATCATCATCCCATATAATTGCGCGCGTAGCTCCATTAGGAATATATTGTGTATGATTGGTCGGGCCTAATGTAAAATAATTAACATCTATAGCAGATCCTGTAGAGTGAGACCCACCCGGATGACCCTCTCATGTTGAAGCATTAGCATCACCTAAAGAAGGTTTAGGATCAATGTCATTAATATCTTTATATCGTAAATACATCTCTTTCAACACTTCATTAAATCTTATATAATGATATTTAGCCATAAACGGACATTTACCTGCTTTTGTATAATATTTAGTCGTGTTTAGTATTACCCAGTAACGAGAATCTTTTGAATTATAGCTCTGTAAATCACTTGTGTATGGAATAACTTGGGCAGGCTCTTCTGCTATTGGGGTGTCTTTCCAAGTACGTATCAATGTTCCAAATGTCCAATCTGCACAATAATAAACTATTATAGTATAAGTCCCAACATCTAATTCATAGCCAGTAAATAGCCATCTGTCAGTAGGTTCTATAGTAATTCGTTCAGTGCTAATAAGATTACTTTCGTTCCATATTTCTATTCTAACTATATCAGCGGATTCTGGGTTTGCATTTACTACTGCGAGGCCAAACGACCAATTATGGTTTACAGCTAAATGTGGAAATACTAAGGTTTTGCTGTTAGCTGTTAATGGTAATGCAATTAATATTAAGCTAAATAGTAGTATAAGAAGTTTTTTCATATTATTCCCCCATCCCGCCATCTAATGTTCTTGGGCTTTTCATTCCAAACCCTCTAGGTCTATATATAATTGCTTGGCCATAATAATCAATCTCAATATGCTCCCCAACATTTGGAACGATTAATATTGAATATCCATCTCCAGTATCTTTAAACAGACTATAAAAGGAGAATCCTGATGTAACTAAAAAAGTAAGTAATACAACGACCAACCAATGTTTAGTTGTTATAGCATTTCCTCTTTTCATATGTATTATAACACAAAACTTTAAAAATTTAAACCTTTTTTTGAACTGACAAGTATTTAATTATAGTAGGAAGAGGTAATTCGGTTGATTTGGAATTATAAATCGTAATAGCTGTAAATAATACAATACTCAACAATATAGCAATTATATATTTCATAGTTTACCTCCAATTAAAAGGGTACGCTAAGGCCCACACCATAAACATTTTCTCCTTTATTTGAAATGCCTACAAAGGGGCCTACAAATGTATTATTAATAAATGGTAATGGTTCCCCAATGTTATAATTTACCGGGGAAAACTTTAAATATGTATCATCACCGTTCGTACTTATGCCAAAATCCAAAAATCTCCAAGTTAAATCATTTTTTGTTCGTCCATACCCAGCAACACTAAAACTTATTCCGCCATATATAAATGAATCTTCATTTTGATTTTTAAAATTAGCCGAACCTAAATCTATATTTAAATTAAAATGCGGCGCCCACCAATAAAATTCTTTATCTTTATTTTTTACTTGCTTAAAATCTGCAATAGTAATTCTTAATGGGAGCTTAATACCTTTACTTTTACTATCTTTATTATTTTCGGCCCATGTCTCTACGTAAGTATTCCACTGACCGTCATTTTGTTCTGTTTGAACAATTTTAGTTTTAAATTCAAGCGGGTAAACTCCAGTTTTCCATTTTTTAGCAGCCGGTCTATTAGGATAAAAAATAGCCCATGCGACAGGTATTCGTACTTTTTTACCGTCTTTTGTTTTTTCTGTAATATATATTTTTTTAAAGTATTGTTCATTTTCATCACCAGTACCGGCTTTGTAAACATGATCTGAAAGTTTATGCAGTTCTAAAGAAAGGTGTTCATTTGTTTGTGTTGTAATTTTACCTATATTAGTTATTTTTTCGTCATTCTTTTTAATTAATGCTAACAACTCTTGATTTTGTTTTTTCAGTTCTTCAAGCTCAGCTTTCCATAATTTAGAATTGTCGTTAGTAACTGTAGTATTAGCCCGTACCTCGTTTATTTTTAACTCAAAATACTTTCGTTGAGCTTCTAATTCTAACTTCAATTTATTTTCCTGTAGCATAAGTTGCGATTTTAACCATCCATAACCACTTATACCGCCAAAAACTAGTACCCCCATAAATACTAAAAAAGTAATAATTTTTGCTATTTCAAAATATGTTAACAGTTTCATAAGGATCTCCTAACGATTTCGTAAATAATGTATAAATCCAATTATAATGCCTATTACAAATGAAATAACAGGCAACCAACTAAACAATGATGCTAAAATTTTTACTCCTAAAGTAACTTCCGTATTGTTATTTTCTGTTAACAAACCATATGAATCTAATGTAACTAAAAGACCAAAACTAACCAATACTCCAGATAAATATATAAATAATACTAAATTAAGATGTGACATAATTAACCCCTCACTACGATGGCATAAAATCATAAAAACCGGGATCAATAGCTAAAATATAAGTAGATGATTCTGTTAAAGCGTCTCTATCCAATTCTCTAAAATAATTATATTTAGGCAATTCTCTATAGCGTCTTAACCTTTCCTCCAATATATCTCTATCCCAACCTTCCATTGAAATTATGCGTTTATATACCCCAGGAAAATTAAACCGTAAATAATGAAAATAGCCGCCTTCCATTAATGTATAAATAATAACTTCCCTAGCTTTATCAATTGTATAATCAGGGTGAACCCAGGCAACAAGCCAGCCAGTCAAAATCGTTTTCTTAAAAGGCTGTCCATTTAAATAAACTACTTTTGTCCCAAACTTTTGTATTTTGAAAATAGCGCTATCTTCAATATCTTCACGTTCAAAATCTACACCATATTGCTCTAACAACGATACTAATATGAATTGAACATCATCTGCTTCTAACATAGTTACACTCCGATAAACTGTTCAGGAATTATTATACCTTCTTCTATGCCGGAGCTTGATACTTCAATAATACGCACTTTATTATTTGTAGCTCCATATCTATGCATTACCCCAGGCTCTATATAAATTGACCAGCCTTCAGGGCAATCATAATATTCTAAATCTGATTCATCACAACACTTTCCCATAGCTAAACTAAGTTGGCCATTTACAACTATAATAGATTTATACTTATTTTCATATACAATCAGGTCAGTTACTTTTAATGGGCTAATTTCTATTGTTTTACAAATGTAACTATCAGTTATAGCCCAAATAATTTCAGAACCCCACTCTTTTTCAGTATAGATTGGTTGGCTTAATTTATTTGTCATTCAGAAGTAGCCTCCATATAGAATGGTGGTGAATCGTGTTCTTTTTCAATATCATGTAATTCTATATTTAGTTCATTACTCTTAATGCTTATTTTTGCCAATGTTCTAGACCAATCTCTATCATGCTCTCTCAATAATTTTTTAGCTAATGGCGTTGAAATTTCCTTTTCAATAGCTCTCAGTAATGGTCTGGCCCCATATTCTTCATCAATACCTTTTTCATAAATATAATTATAAACAGATTTATCAAATTCTATTTTTAATTTAGAATAGATTGTTCTATTAAGTTTTAAATTAGTTTTAAGTTTTTCTAATTCAAGTTTAATAATTTTCAAATAATCTTTTTTTGTCAAGTCATTAAAATTAATAACTCGTGTAATCCTGTTTAAAAATTCTGGTTTAAATTTTTTCTTTAATGCTTCATCAATGGCTTGTTTTTGTTTATCAGATGTAAGCTTATTAACATCTCCAAATCCGATTGTCTTTTCTACATTTTTAGCTTCTTCTACACCTAAATTAGAAGTCATTATTACAACAACATCCTTAAATGATGTGGGCTTTCCTTTACCATCAGTTAACCTACCTTCATCCATTATTTGTAACATTAATTGATGAACTCTATCACTAGCTTTTTCAACTTCGTCAAACAACACTATTGAAAATGGATTTTTTCTTACTGCGTTTGTTAAATAGCCGCCCTGTTCATGGCCCACGTATCCAGCAGGGCTATTATGAACTGTAATACCGCCTATACCACCAACAACATATGAAGTATCTGTGTCTACTTGTAAATCGTATACTTTTCCTTTATAATTAACAGATTTTATGTTTTTAATCTGCAGATAAATATAATTATCATCTATCCATGCTTTACGTTGTATATTTGTTATACCTAAATCTTTCAAATCAATATTTAAACCAGCAAATTCGTCTAATAATCTATCGATTTGATTACCGCCAATGTATAATCTATAACGATCGCTATGTTTAGGATTAGATTTTTTCTCCAATGATGCATATGTAATATACCCTAATTTCCTAAACATTAACTGCATTTGTGAAAACAGTGTAAGAGAGACTGTACTATAATCAACACGTCTTGGAATTGTAGTACATCCATCACCAAATATAGCTGTTTCTAAAAAATTAATTAAATGATCATTTGGTAAATTTATAAACCAATTGGGAACTTGTTTTTTATATGTATTCTCCCCAAATAAATCTGACATCAATATAGATATAATTCTAGATGAAATATATATTCTATAACTATTGTTTTCACTACGATCTTCTATACGTATTCTAACATCTTGACCAAATATCTTTCTAATTAACTTGATTACCTCTATAACATAATTAATTTCTTTTACATTAAAAGTGAAATTTACAGTACCACCGCTAGAACTAGCTCCACCTTCACTTACATAGTAACCTGCTAACCGCATAAAATCTTCATTGATTAAAACATAACGTGGTACTTTAACATGTTTCTGCGCCCATACATAATCATCGTCATATTTATAATTTTTTGTCTCTTTTAAATAATCAACTAAATCAATTCTAGATGGATATTCCCCCGCTGTTTTATATCTAGGATAAACAACAATATCATTAATACGCAATTCTTCTGCCGGTATCCATTCTAGCTTATAATCCTTATAAGGCGGTTCTACGCAATACTTTTGACTACATGTTGGTTTACATACTCTATACTCACGAGATTCGCCTTTTGTACATGATTTATGCCTAATAGCTAATATTTCATGGCCTTTTGTAGTAATAATAGGCACATTAGAATTAGCCACAGAAATCTGTAACATTTCACCATTCTGCTCATATTCAAAAGTATTTTTTACTTCGCGTACTTGTCCAGTATGACTTATAACTCTATCGCCAACTTTAACATTTTCAATATTTTTTAATGACCCATCATCCATTAAAACTTTAGTACCGGGAACAAAACAACCTATTAATTTAGCATATTCATGATCGGCAGCATATTCTGAGCAGTCTATAACTACAATAGCTCTTTTATTACCTATTAACTCTTCTGCCAAAACTTTAGCGCAATAGCTTTTACCTATACCTGTTCTGCCAGTAAATAAGAAAGCCCCTATAGGTTTGTCTGGGTCTTTCAAACCGACACTAGCGCGTTGTATAGCCTCAACTAAATCATCAACGGCGTTATTTTGTCCTATTACTTTCTTTTTTATTTTTTTATCTAGTTTTAGTAATTCTTTTGATTCAATGTCTCTGAAAGTTTTTACATGTTTAGAATGTGGCCGCAATGTCCTATCAAGCAATTCCTCAGGATTAGCGTAGGCCTCTTCCATATTTGCAAATGGATCTACACTTTCATCGCCAGTTGAAAATGAGTCTTTGTACAAATCATAATCTAAAAATGGGTTCACTTTTTTACAAATCTCATATAATTCATGAATAAGTATAGGAGGAGCTACTCGATTTGGTAGTCCCAGCATATCTAATCTAATAAATAAATCTTCAACTTCATGTATACAAACTGTAACTATATACTGTTCAAAGGAATGTCTACTTGTAAAATTCCTATTACCAAGAATTGTTAATTCACTACCAGGATCAAATTGTTTTATAGTTATATATTGTCCTATACGTTTCCAAAACTTTTGAACTTTAACATGCGGTAAATCTTGTATATTGCCTATTTTATCTTTATTTAAACGTTTCTTATTATTGCTTTTAGTATAAACATCTCTGTCCCAATACTCATTATCAATTAAAAGAATACATTCGTCTATTTCTTCATCATCTTTAATTTTAACTACATTATTTTTATTAATCACTAAATTATCCGCACTCATCATCGGATTTACTTTTAGTATTTTATCTACTAATTCAGTACGTATTTTTAATAGTTTTTCTGATGTTATACCTTTCTTTTTCAATTTATCTAAAAATTCTTGTATATTAGCTATACACGTAGCTATTAAAAAGTCCTCGTATAGACTTTTTGCTATTAATCCTCGTTCTCGTGTAAAATATGTAAGTTTATCATTAATATCAGCTTTAGGAATTTTGTATATTAAAACCTTATCTTTCACTGATTTTAATTCTACCTCAACAATTTTATAATTAGCCATTCTTTAATCTCCTATTTCAAGTTATTACCGTATTGTAAAATCTTCACAGCATCTTTATATTCTAGCTCACTAAGAGGTGGAAATGTGTCCCTTCCTAAAGCTTTTTTAGCTAACTCATCATATGATAAATTATATTGCTCCATCAATATAGAAATAGCAGTTTCCTGCACTGAAGTAAGCTTTTGTGGCCCCACATCTTGAGGTATTTCCAACGAGTCTGTCACATTCTCTGGTATATCGGGCAGCACATTAGCAGCTTGCGAAGCAGCATTAGCTGTAGCAGGACTTGTTTTTGGCTGAGGTTCAGAAGGTGTCGATACGGTCTGATCTACTACTGGAGTAGTAGGATCTAAATTAACCGAAGGTAGATCAACTTGACTTGGCGTCTGTTGCTCAGGCGCTGGTTTATCAACTACAGGACTATTATCAAAAAACGGTATATCCGGTGTTTGTGTTACTACATTTGTGGTTGCAGGTTGCGTAGATTCTTGTGGAATATCATTAGGCACTGTTTGTACAGGGCTCTGCTGGCCTAATGATTGTTGCACAGATTGTGGGATACCATCAACAGGAGGCTGTTCAGAATCGATTAAATCTGGATCTAAACGAAGACCTACGCCCCACCTTGAACACGCAACTTTAATAGCTTTTGAAATAGCCGCTTTATAAGAATTACCTATATCAACTACTTGACCTCTACGCGGCCCTTCTGTATAACGAGCTATATATTGCCCTGCAAATCCTTCATGTTTAAACATTATACCTGTTTCTTGATCTAACGCACTAACTCTAACATGGGCTAATACATAACCTTCTTTTTCTTTTATTGATAAAACTTCTGTACTCCAATTACCTTTAAATACTTCATTCATACGTTCAACTACGTCATCTGACGGAACATAATAAAAAGTTTTTCCGCCCTGCCCTTTTCTAGCCTTAAAATTAAAAGGCTCCTTTAATTTTTTTAACACTTCTTCATGCATAGTCCGTCTCCTTTCCTAATGTCCAAATTCTTTACTATATTATAACACAAATTCTCACTTTTGTTAAGATCTATTTTTTTCTTTTCTGTTTTTGTTGGCCTATTCGCCTTTTACGTTCCTCCGTAGTTTCACGTTTGACATGAGTAGCTCCAGGACAAATGCCCAATTTCCACTTTATAGCCGGATTTATATATAATTTACAATATCCATTCTCAATTTTAGCACAGCCCTCACATTTATCAATTATTTTCATGCATTCTATACCTAACAAACAATAACCATTTTTTCTAGCAGTGCAACTAGTTTTTGGAATATTACATTTTTTCTCCATAGCTTAATCTCCTATTTAACAAGTAATACTGAGGCTATTATTGCTAATATAATAGCTATAATATGGTGTGCATATATAGATTCTTTGAAAAATAACATGCTCGAACAAAAACCTAAAGCATTTATTAAAATAGTACCTACAAACCATGGTTGTAAAAATGAAGGCGCTAGTTTGTATGAATAAATAAATAATGGGGCAATACAACCCTGCCCTACTATATTTATTGGCCATACATACGTGAAAGGTAAATTACACGTGCCAGCCCATCTATTAAAAGTGTGTATTAAAACTATACCTATAACCGCCAGTATTTGATAAATTAACCACATACTAAGCCTCTCCTTTTCCTTACAAAAAATGGTGGAGGCGCTGGGCTCTGCCTCCCAGGTCCGCGATAACCTCCTCTTCGCTGATGTACGATGATTTGCTTATTTTAATTTACTTTTATAACCCAAAATAAGCAAAAATGGTTATAAAAGCCCTTACTTAGTACTGTAATAAACCATAAGGGAAGTTTATTACAGCCGTAGTTTTCTGTTCCTAGCTAACTACGGAAAGCCGAACACAACATTAAACTGTTGCGTAAAGTTGAACGCCTTCCAGCATATGGTTGGCGTAGTCTATGATGGAGTTTCCATCTATTATTTTATACAACTTTTTAACGTAGGTTGCCACTACGCATCGCAGCTAAGATTCGGCTACCACGTCGAATCTAACTCGCCCCCATTTATTCATCATCTGACTCGTCTTCTTCGTCTTTATTAGCACTTGAAACTAACACAAGTAGGTCCTCATCATCATACGTATATAATACGACTCTAGAACCCCATAAATATTCAATATGCTTTAAAGTTTCTTCAGCATTAGTTACATCTAATGGTAATCCATCGTATTTATGTTTTAATTTTAAATCTCCTTTATTATTAAAATTACCATCTTCAACTAGTATTGTAGGAATTCTATTGATAGATAAAAACTGTACAATTTTTTGTTTAATTTCTTCTGCGTCTCGTTTAGTAATTACATAATCAATCGACTGTGCTGTTTCTTTAGCACTAAATAAATACAAGTTTAGATTTTGAATTAATTCTGCGGTTAAAAATTCTTGAATAAAAAACCAATCGATATAAGTGGTCATAACTTCTTTACATTTCTGCCACCCATTCATTTCTTTAGTATCCCAAACCGCTTTTTTTCTTGAATCTACACAATTTTCCCATTCTCTGCCATAACGTCCTTTATTCCACCTATCCTCTATGTCTTCCCAAATTTTAGAACCTATTAAATATGGATTAATGCTAAATGGATTTTCAGCTTTTACTAGTGAATTTGCATAATTGAACTCAGCATGTTCAGAATCTGTTATTAAACCCTCATTATATAATTGATTAATAACTTTTTCATGGATAAAAACAGCAAACCCCTCATTCATTATTTTAGTCTTAATAATTGGCCAGTAATACTGACCTTCCATACGCAATACTTCTAAAATATCTTTCTGCCAATCTTCTAGAACTCTTGAATTATCTATTAAATATCTCAATATATCTTCAGTAGGCTCGACCGGGCTTTTTAATTTTAATTTACGCCACAATTTTTGATTGTATAATTCAATATCTTCATTTATTTTATCAACTTCAAAATTAGTAAGATCGGAAAATTCTCCACCATGTGTATATAACTGCTTTTTCCTCTGTTCAAAGATCCTTCTTCTTTTTTCGTCTTCAGTTTCTCCTAATTCAAATGGACTAGAATGCCTTTGTAAGGCATGTCCAGCATCTATAGTTTTTTCTACCTCATCTATTCCATACCGACGTTCATACTCATTGAAACGCTTAGACGCTTCATACATAATACCTATAATATCTTGTCTAGAATTTTGAAAATACTTATTATTAGTAAAAAAAGCAACATGACCATAAACATGAGCAATAACTAGGGCTTGCACTGCAAATCTATTTTCCTTCATTAGATATGCTTTTGCTGGATTTGAGTTAATCACAACCTCATATGGGAGGGATCTCCCACTATGTTCATAAATAGTCTTTTCTCTTTCATATTCTCTCCCGTATTTCCAATTACTTATATTTGTTGGGATGTTATAGGCCATCACTTCCAACATTTTTTGAGCAGGGATCACATCAAATTCAATTGGGTAACAATTAAGCTTTAATTCTTCAGTTACTATTTGATTTATACGATTTTCTATTTTTATTAGTCTACGTAACTCATTTTGCTCCATCTATTACTCCTATAACGAATAAATTAATTGTTTATTGAAGAGTTTACATTTAGAAATTGTTTTAATTGTTTAATAATTTTAACTTTGTTGCTGAGCCACTCATCCTCATTAATAACAAATAGTTCTACATTATTACTAACACAGACTTCCATTTTTATAATATCTCTTTTTTGTATTTTGGCTAAATTATGCCAATATTTACCGTTAAACTCAATAGCTTTTTTAAGCGTCGGTATGTAAAAATCTAACTCTAACGGCCTACCAGTGTATGGATTTTTTAATATACTTTTATCGTTAGATCTAAAATCAATTCCCCACGACTTTAAAATACTTTCTAATTCTAACTCATACTTAGACCTCCATCTCATACAAATCGGACAACGTTGTCCGCACATAAAATTGTTTAATGTCATCTTAAATTTATGGTTATTAGGACATAACAACGTTAATTTAGTTTTATTATTTTTATAAGGACTTAGCAATGTATAACCATAATGTTTAAAATATGCGATTAATTCTTCTTGAGAATATTTTGTATTTCCTGCACATATAGGACATCGATTTCCTTGTTGCCAATAATTCCAACATGTAGTATAAATATGTCCATTAGGACATTTAACTTCCAACATACTTCTATTATTAATATAATCTCTAGTTATTAAACAATAACCCTCTCTTAACATTTGATTTTTTATATAATTTATAGATAATTTCTTTTGCCTATTGCAAATAGGGCATAATTGCCCAGCTTTTATACTGTTCCATGTTTTATAATAAATATGGCCGTTAGTACATCTAATTTTTAGTTTATGTTTAGCACCTTTATAGACAGAAAGTAAGATATGTCCATATTGTTTAAGATGTTGTCTAACTTTTTTAGTAGTTACAAAATAATCATTACATGCAGGGCATTTGTTTTTTCTATTTTTAAATTTATTAAACGTAGTTACATAAATATTCCCACATGTGCACTTGACTAATAACTTGCTATGTATATTAGTGTATTTGCCAGATATAATAATGTGGTTATATTTTTTAAAATACTTCTTTACCTCATTATAATTATATCTAGAATTTCTAGCACATATTGGACATCTATGTCCTTTTTTAAAGACGTTAAAACATTGTTTATAAATATGCTCCTTTTCACACTGTATTAATAATTTAGTGTGGGTATTAATATATGCGGTACTTAGTAATTTATAGCCATTCGCTTCTATATAAGTTTTTACATAATTATATGTAAATTTTTGTGCCATTACTTTACTTTCTCAAACAAAATATGTTTTAAAGTTGGATATACATGGTTTTTATTTCTAATAGTAGATAAAATCATATGCAAATTATCATTTCTACAAAACTCTGCCCCGTCTTCAACTCTACAATTAAACTTCCATTTTTTCTTAATAGTATTAATTAATGTATTCTGAGACCCCCACATTAAATTAATAGTATGATTTATTGAAGAATATTGCGGTTTAACCTCTGTATATGCGAACATATTTATTCTTTTTTTCATTAGTTCATCTATATAACGTACAGTTTTCTGTGGATCAAAGTCATCACCATCGCTTACATATACACAATAAACATTCCACTCTTCAACTGGATATTCAGTTTCAATTAAATATATAGCCTTGTCTATTGCTGTCCAACAAAACGTTCCTCCAGAATTATGGCTATATACCCCATCAATTATATACGAACTATTATCTTTAATTGTTAAGTCATACACCTTAGTTTTATCTTTTATAGGTTCTATAGAATTTATTTTTACTAGATTAAATGAATTGCTATAAGCACTAACAAAATTATCATCATCAATAAATTTAAAATCATTTAATAATCTTTCAACATATTTTCTTGGTAAGATCTTAGTATTAAAATATCTATGTGGTACATATTTAAAAAAATTATAGCCATCTAATTTAGTTGTTGTATAATTTATATAGTCTCTTATATGTTTATCAAATAATACTACCGGTGACCTAGTTTTAGTTGATGTCTTAGATCTATTATTACACAACAACTCTAATGCTTCATTTTTTTGCTTAGACCTAAATCCAATTAACTTATTAAATTTTATTAAATTATCACCCTGTATCTGTAATTTATGATAAATTTTACCATCGACACATCCAAATGATTTATAGCTCGGTTTTTGATATGTATATGACGATACTATACCAAACCTTAATAATAAATTATATATTTGCTTAATAATTTTTTTACTAGACATTGTCAGTTGAATTGATTTTTCACCTACATGTCCTTCAGCATCAAACAAACCACTTAAAAATAAAGCTAAATTTTTATTGCCTAATTTACTAATATTATTATTTATATATCTCTTTGGTGACAATTCACAACAACCGCTATAATTAGTACGTATATAATCACAAAATTTTTTACTATAGATCCATAATCTATTCCTGTCACCACAAATTATATTATTACTAATATTAAACCTGTCTAATATAGATTTTAAATATTCTAAATTGCGTACATCTTTATCAGTAATGTTGATGCTTCTATCTTTTACATACCCGTCACCAAATATAAATCCAATAACATAATTCATTTCATCAATTTCATCATCATCTTCAAATAAGTTAATGTTGGGCATTAATAAGTATTCTTTGTTTATATCAATATTCACAGCTTTTTTCTCATATATATTTCCATTATCTATGTTAAAAACAAAATATCTGTGTTGAGGAGTACATTTTAATTTACCAGCGCCTACTAAATCTATTTCTAATAAATCTTCGACCTCTCTAGAATATACTCTAGTAACTGGTTTTATTTCCTTTTCACCAAACTTATTGATAGAAACCACCTTGTCCCCAATAATTATATCTTTTATGTCTTTAATACTACCATCATGCATTAAAATATAGTGATTATCAGTATGACATTCACCTTTATAAAAAAACGTATCTTCGTCTACTAATTTAGCTTCAGTAGTATGTACTATAAATTTTATATCTACATAATCATAAACTTTCTTTAAAAATTCTACTAACCAAAATAATAATGAACGACATAAGTATTTTTTATCCGTGGTCATCGACCCGCTGGTATCCATTGCTGCAATAACTACAGCATTAGAATGTAATTCAAAATCTTGCTCTATTTGTTTGTAACGTAAATCTTCATCCTCAATAATAATATATGGATCAACATCTTCATTTACTTCGTTATTTTTAATTAATTGAATTGCATCATCTATATCTCCATTAGCCTGAACTAGTGCTTTAAGGGCTAATTCATAACCACATTTCAATTCTTCTACAATTTCACGAGCATATAACTCGTTTCTTTTAATAGCTTCTAAAATAGTACGTTTTTTATGTAAACGTGGTAAAATACCAACCTTAGATACTGTTTCAAATTTCCAACCACTAGGAACTAATTGCTGAGCTTTCGTTTTTTCTTGTATCCAAGGTAACCCCAAGTCTTCAAACATTATTTCAATTAAATAATCAATATCAATTTCTGCTTCAATGTAATCTTCTCCTGGTTTATCTCCAGGTTTGCCTTCTCCACCTTTACCGGGGCCTTGTTTTGGTCTACGGCCTATAATATCACCAGGCTTACCTTTGCCCTGTCCAATTCCCTCACTTTCTCCTTCTCCTTCACTTTTATCCCCTTTTCCCTTTCCCTTGCCCTTTTCTCCATGTATAAATTTATAATCTTTCAGTCCACGGACTGGAATCCTAACTTTTTTGCCTTTTTTCTTAGTAATTATTGATTCTTCTGCTATTACATCTTTTACACTTTTACGAATAGCGTCATCTATCTTTTTATGATGACGTTCTACATCTTTCTTTCCTTTTTCTGACATATCCCAATCGGGATGATAAATTATAGTCATAGAGCCTCCATGTTTCAATTCATATGTTATTAAGCGCGACCTATAAATTTATCAATCTTCTGTTTCAATTCATGCACTATCAAGTGTAACTATTAAATCAAGGGAGTCCTCATTAAATATTTGTCAGTCACTATTCCATAGAAAATTACAGTTAACGCAGTACAAAGTTACTTTACCGTTGCCAAATGTGTGTATAGTAAGATTAACAGAACCACAAATTGGACAACTGTAAGCATAAACAAAATCACTATTCTCAACATCAGAATGCTCTAACTTGTCTTTATCATTGGTTGTAGATAAAATATCATCAAACATTAGAATTACTCCCAAGTATAACCACATTTAGCACAAAAAAAATAAGTTGTATGCCCATCCACAGATCCCAATCCAATATCTGATGCTCCACAGTATGGACATGACTTTGGATATCGTAGTATCTCATCTTTTTGAGAGCATTCCTTATATTCATGTCCTAAAATATCTTCAAACATATTTACCTCCATTCATAGAATTATTCTTCCTTACGTAATATTTCACCGACAAAAGCCAATAAAACATTTGCACATTCTTCACAATAACCTTTTTCTAATAATGTCTGCAATGCTTTTTCTCTACGTTTTTTAGCTTTAGGATTAGTTACGGATTTATCTGCTAACGACAAACTTACCATAGGTTTTAAATCTGCCATCAGTTTCTTCTCTATAGCCTCTTGTAATGGCGGGTAATCAGTATATTTAAATTGCTTTCCTTGCTCTAATGCATGCGATTTATATACAAATACACCATTTCTAAACTCCGATTTTGAATTTTCAGGTACTGGAATCAACTCTTCTAATGATCTCATCAATTTTTCATCAGGATCTGAATACTCCCCAGTTACAGAGTCGTACACTTTTTCTTTTAAACAATAAGCTGAAATATTTTTCATATAGTTCTCAAAAAGTGCATTAGCTTGATCATCATAAGCATATAAAAAGGCCATATTAACTTCTTTTTTAGCTATCTCTTTGTATTCAGCACTCACTGAATCTTTGTCGCCAATTAATAAATTCAAATAATGATCTATTTCTTCTTCATTTATTCCTATATGATGTTTAAAATTATCTCTTAAGGCTCTTATTATATCAATAGGATTCACACATTTCTTATCTTCTTTCGCTCCTAATGCTACATTCAATGCATTTATAATAAATCGAGGTGAAATACCTTTCAATCCTTCACCTTTATCTCTACCTTCTTGGCGCAATTCTTTAATATCAATATCAGTCTTTTTAAATCCTTCTGATATTTCCCCATTATACAGTTTCATTTTTTCAATTTTATTTGAAACTTTTGCAGAATCAACTAATCTTGTTAATACTGCAAACTGTGCTGCTATTTTTAATGTATATGGAGCAATATGTATATCTCTAAAATCAGACTCTCTGATCATTTTTTCATAAATCTTGATCTCATCGTCAACTCTCAAATTCCAAGGAACAAATACAGGATACATTCTATCATGGAGAGCCTCATTTTTCTTATCAGCTTTAAAAATATCAAATTCAGTCATATTGGTATGAGCAATCACAAGAGTGTCTATATACATTTGTGGAAAACCAGGCGACTTGATAACTTGTTCTTGTGCCAATGATATTAAGACATATTGTAACTTAATATCTGTTTTTAATAATTCAACCATTTCAATTAATCCGCCATTGGCAACCTGAAGTTCTCCATCAAACGAAAATGCACGCGGGTCTGTTTCTCCATATCGTGCTACTTTAGCCATATTTACTCTACCAATCAATTCTGTTACATCTTGGCTTTTTGGATCTGATGGTTGAAAAGTACCAATACCAACTCTCTTTTGTTCAGAAAATCTAATACGTTCTACAGGTAATTTATCCCAATTAGCAATACCATCTTTAGTGAACTCTGTATCTAATCTATATTGACATACTGGACACAATACTCCTTCTATTTTAACATTTAACTGCTCTTCCCAAAATTCTCTATCGCTCAGTGGTATAGCATGAAGTGGTTCTTCATGTACTGGGCATCCTTTAATAGCGTATTTTGGGATCGGATCATTTTCCAAACCTCTTTTCAATAATGCAGCTATTGTAGATTTACCACTACTAACAGGACCGACTAAAATTAAAATACGTTTACCAGTCTCAGTACGCCTAGCAGCTGCTTTTAAAAATTTCATTATATCATGAATAGGTTCTAATGCGCCAAATATTTTTCCGTCAAAAAATTTATATTTGACTAAATCTTCATAACCTCGCAATTTTAACGATTCGTCGACTTCTTCAACTCCTTTATTAATAATCAAATTATAGATTCGACCAGGCGCAAATGTAGCAATTTTAGGATTACTTTTAACTAGTTCTAGATAATCAATTAAAGTACCTTCCCAATTTTCAAATTTTTGCTCCTCTTTTTGCTTGGCTATGATTTCTTCAAAGTTCATAGATCTTCTCCTTTTTCATTTATTCTATTAAAAACTTCCTCTTTTATATTCTCTAATGACAAATGTAACTCATTTGCCAATATCAAATTTTTAGCAACCAATTCCAATGTTGCATTATTACTATGTTTTTTAACCCACTCCTTTGCCTCTTTCATTGTATATTTTGTTTTATCAAACAGGTAGGTAACTATTATTTTGCGTTTAACATCGTATAGTGCCTTAATTCCTTTTCCTAAAGTTATAGTTCTTAATTCATTAGATTTTCGTTTTCGTTTAACTGGTATTCGAATATAATTTTTTGTAATTTCTGGCATTCTGCCACCTCCAAACTAATGTAATTCTCTATATATATTATGGAATATATTTTCAATATTGTAAACATTTTTTTTGAAAAAAATAGCACTAATCGACACTTAAAAACAGTTATAATTTATGTCAATTAGTGCATAAGTTCATAGGCGTTTGTTTTTTGTTTCAATTCATGCGCTATCAAGCGACCTAATAAGCACCATTATCTAATTTAAAACTCGTCGGTAACTCAACATCATCATTGTTATTATTACTTTCGGTATTTAAAAATGGTATTAACCACGCACAAAATGGATCTAATTTATTTAAAGATATACACGCAGAAAATCCCCCATTGATCGACGGCATTTTACATTGACCGTCCCCCATATACCATTTGCAGTCCAAGTAAGTAATGTTATCTTCGTTCATTTGTAATTCCATTATTACGGCTCTTTTCCAATCGGTCTAAACGTCTTTCAATTGTAATTCTGAAATCGTAAAACTGTTTATTAAATTCATCGAAATGCTTTTCAATTTGTTTATTCATACGCTCTTCAATCCTAGTTTCTATTTTAGCCATGCTAGTTTTTTGGTTACCGTAATAAATTATAATTCCGCCAACAATTATCGCTATTGAAATTGCTGTAGCAAATATTTTTATATATAACAACGTACTTTTAAATGTATTCTTAAGTGATGATAGTAATGATATAACTGCATCCAGTTTCTCAGTCATATTGCCCTGACGCTCATACAATTCCTCAGTACGCGGCGGAGTATTTATTTTATTATCAATTTTTTTATACTGATCTTCTAATTTATTTAGACCAGCATTTAAATTATTAACAAAATACTGTGTTGCTTCAAATAATAAATTTGCTGTACTTATACCATTTTTATTATTTGTAGTCATTTTACTCTATCGTCGCCTTTGTCTTTAGATTATCTAAATTTTTAATCAACACTTGTTTAGCTTCATTCCATACCTCATGAAGAGCTAGTTCGGCTTCTTTTTTCTCAGTTATATCGATAAGAGTGACTATATAAATATGTTTTTCTTTATAAAAACGGCTAACAACTGCAAATTCTGCATATTTAATGCTACCATCATCTCTTTCAATTTTAATTTCCTTAAGTGCCGGCCCATCATCAATAGCACTATATTTACAAAACAAATCGCAGTTTTTACATAATACTAGGTCACACTGATTACCTATTATATCATCATATTGCTGCCCAATAAGAAACATAGCGGCCGGGTTTACATCGATTATTGTTTTAGTCATAGCATCAATTACTAAAACACCTGATTGAACTGCATTAAATAATATTCCAGCTAATTCATCACCACAAACCATGGTTACCTCCATATTAATCACACTCAGTACAATTAAAATCTAAATGCAGTCCTGCATTATCTAAGGACTTATCTACTAATTCTTTAGTACTTTTAAAAATAGAGCTATCAGCTAGTACCCTCAAATCATCTGGCAAAGCATCAAAAGCATGTTCTAGCTCTCCTTTAGCTTTAGCTGGTTTTGTTGTACTACAACCTAATTGTTTTGCGCGTCTGTTTATACAAGCAGCTATTTTTTGTTTAGTAGCTTTAGAAAACTTAGATCTATTCAAATAAGCTTTTGCTACAGCTACGTGTTTACAATCAGGTACAGGAAATGATTTATTAGGCCCACAAAAAACTGATTTTTTTAATTTCTTTCGTTCTTTCGTAGTAAGTTTTTTGGCTACATCATCAGCATTTTTAATGGCTTCATTTACCTTAGCTATTGCTTCTTTAAGGCCCATTATCTTCACTCCTTTCCTTATTTTATTTAGGTACTTCTTTTTTGAATTTTTTATAATAAGCAGCCAAAAAGTTATAGGCTTTTTTAACATCTACACCAACTAGCTTTTTCCTAGCTCCCCTGACTGCTTTCATAGCGTTGCTTACACCACCCCAAGTAGCTTTCAATTCACCATTTATAACATCTGCAAACGGTAATTTATACCCACCAAATTTTTCTTCTTGGCCAGGCGTTACCCAAACAAAACCTTTACCGTATTTTTTCCAATTAATTTTGTCTTTATCTGGCCCACCAGCCCATTTAGCTATTCTAGCACGGGCAGCATCGCCATCCCACTCTGCCCTATCATCTATTGGTAGTGTCTTGCTACCACAAATTTTTGCTATTTCATAATTTTCATCACACAGCTCTTCCTCTTCAATTGATGCTACTATGATGTCTGCTTCTTCAATAGCTGCTTTAGCTTTCAATAGAGACTTGGACAAATCCTCCATAAATTTATCATGCGCATTCTTCATATTATATTTCCTCCTCGCTTAATATTTTATAACCATTAGTCAAAATGGCTACTGAACGTTCAACGTGGGCACTTAAATCATCGGATATAAGTGTCCAACCATTATCCATAAATTCAATTTTTGAATTGTCTAATAAAAAAATTGGTTCAATTGCAATAACCATACCCGGTCTTAAGCGCCAATCGATACCAACTTTTAAAGGTATATTTGGAATGCTTGGCTTTTCATGTAAAAAATAACCTACTCCATGCCCTCCAAAATTTTGTAATACTTTTATATTATTTTGTATAGCAACATTATAAATCGTTTCAGATATTGAAGACACGCGTTTAAATGGATATAAATTTTCTATAGCTTTATATAGAGCTTCATAAGTATGTTTTATTAATTCAGAAGCTTTCGAAAAACAATTTCCTATCATAAATGTATTAGCATTATCACTTATAAATCCATTATAATCTAATCCAACATCGAGTGTTATAATATCGCCATCTTTTAAACAATAATCAGAAACCGTTCCGTGTATTATTTCATTGTTTACACTAATACATAATTGATTAGGAAAACCCTTATAATTAAAAAATGCAGACTTAACATTATACTTTTCACAAAAATGTATAAACCACTCTTCTATTTCTAATTTAGATACACCAACACAAAGATTTTCCGCACAATATTCAAAAAACTCATTGGATAATCTATTTACGTATTCTAAATTACGTAGATCAGACGGTGTCTTCAAAAATATAAGTTTGTCTAGCATGATTTAAATATAACTTCTATAAATAAATAGTTAGTTTATTTATTCGCCGCTTATCTCAGTTTGCTCGTTTAAGTCTAGCATTTCTAACGGCTCTGCAAAATTTACGACTAAATCAGCAGACAGCCCTACTAAAAGCCCACCAGCAGCATTATTTTTATGCATATTTATTTTTAGTTCTCCAGTTTCAGCTTTGATAATTGCGTTTCGAACAAGAATAGAGTCAATTAGAACTCTTTGTTTGGATGTTACCTCTCCTTTATTTAACAATAATTGATCAGCCTCTTTTTTCGCTTCTGCTAAAATTTTATCGTAATTGTCTAATTCTTTTTCTTGCAGAGCCTCTCCAAATTGCAAAACAACTTCGACATTCAATCCTATTACTTTATCATCCTTTTTTAAATACCGCACATTACTTTCACCACTCTGTGCCTTGACAATTGCAATTATTACTTTATTCCAATTGTCAATTAATTCTTCTTTTCCACTAAATTCCCTCATAATGCTTCTCCTTTATTTTTGTTTTGCCTCTGCTTTTAATTGTTCGTATTTTGTTATAGCAATCGTACCCAATGATTGAGCCCACATTGGGTCATCTTCATTCAATTTTAACTCTTCGTAGAAATCCTCAATATCGTGTTTAATAATTTTATAATTACCTTTTTCATCTATAAAACAATGCCTTAATTCATGAGATAAAATACGTTTTTTATCTTTATCGCTAGCTAAACTCCATACCAAATCACTAACAAAAATAAAGTAGTCCACTTCTCTATTTTCGATTTCTGTAGTTAAATATCGTTCTACTTCATTAGGTAACTTAACATAAGCAAATACTATTTTCCCTAATAATTTATCAATTTTTGGTTTTGTATCCATTAAAATTTTAAAGTTTGTATTTCTCAAACCATTGAATCTAGTATTAATTAATTCCCTTAATACTGCATAAACTCCCTCATCCGCTTCATAATACCTTCCCATAATTTTAGCTCCTTTCCTTTTCAAAAACAATAGCCACACCTATGTTTAAATCTTAAGATGTGGCTATTGTCCATTAATTTTTCATTCCATACTCCATTTATTTATTCGACTTTAATTTCTATTTTATTAGGTTCCTCAACTTTATCCTTATCAATCACTATCTTAATAATACCATTCTTATATTCCGCCTTTATTGAATCTGTGTCAATTTTAGATGGTAATCTTATAATACGTTTAAATGCTCTAGACGATATTTCTCTACGTAAGAATTTCTTATTTTCATCATGTTGATCTTCTTGTTTACTTCCTTGTATAAATAAATCATTATCTTTCAGCTCTAATTTAATATCGTCCTTATCAAATCCCGCTATAGCAACTTCCACTTCATATTTATCGTCGGACTCTATTACATTGACTTTTGGAAATGAAGTCTTGGGTTGCAAACCATCAAACATAGCCAGATCAAAATCTAAAAAATCCTCAAAAAATTGATCAAACAAAGAATCCAACCTGTCTCTGAAACGTCTGATAGCTGGAGCGCTCGTAGAGCCGAACACAGGAATCAGATCTTTCATCATAACAGACACCTCCTTTATTTATTTTATTTGTGCACCCTCATCAGTTGGGTGCAACTACATTAATCTAGTAAAAGCGTAGAAAATATTTTTGTGTTAAAAGGTAAATACTTCGCTTTCGACAATAATGAAAGTATCTTATCCGCTACTTCTAAATTCCATGTGTATATAATTACTTCTGCTGTGTTATTTATAGAGGGATTATCGTATAAAAACTCGGCTACCCTCAAACAAGTATCTCCATTTGCTAAATTACCGCTCAATAAAACATAATCATAAGTTTTACTTTTTAAATATTCAATGGCCCCTTCACTATTTTCTATAACATCCAAGTTATAATGTCCAAACGCTTCGATAAAAAATATAATGCGGTTAATTAAAAAGTCAACCACTAATATATTTTTTTTATCGTTTACCATTTACATCCTTTCATTTTTTACAATTCCAGCACTCTCACATGCGCTAAGAAATTTAAATTTTTATAATGTGTGGCGAAAATTCAATCTTCGCCACACTATATGTAGACAGCGCTCTGCGGAACACCACGCTATGTCGATGCAGCCTATCGTCATAGCACAATGTTAGGACAATGTATATAATACTATCATTGTGTTCCGGCTGCCACAGAGCACTGTTACACTTAACAGAACCCTAATTTTGTCCTCACCACTTTGTTTTGTGTATATCGTACATAACGCTCGCCACTTTCATTTTGCCATGATTTAAGTGGTTGTCCATGAGCGTATCGTCTTTGAAAACGTATAGCTTCAATGTTTCTTCCTAAAAATCTCGTAAGATAATTATTAATTCGTCGTGTATTAGGTGCGGTAAGTACTACCGCTATTTCTATATCAGACCAAGCAGCCCAAGCATTTACTTCATCATAGTCATAAATATGAGCATTTCCGTACCTTCTTTTTTTCCATTCACGTCTATATTTAGCTAAATTATACATCCACCACGCAGCCACATCACGTTCCAGTTTATGACCGTCCCCTTCTCTAATAGCTAATTCAAACTGTTTTAATGCCTCTTTTACTTTGCGCCTATCCAAATATTTTAATGCCTTATTAATCCTTTCCCTTGTTTTTGTCCTTTTCCCTTTAATCATGATAATTCCTCCTTAAATTAATTTGCGCCCACAAAATGGACAATAATAAATTCGTACAGCTAGATTTTCTATGTTTATGCCTTTAGCCGTTTTATCTAATTCCTTCCATTTAATAATCCAATACTTGTCAAAATTATCTATTAGATCAACATTATCGATAACAAATACCATATCTTTACAATTACATGGATATTTATCGTTGTGATTCATAATATTCTCTACAATATTTACTTATTTTACATGTTAAACAATTATCCATTGACCCATACTTACCAAAACATTTGTAATTTTTAATAGCCCATTTAGCAAAACATTTGATGCAAATACCAGATGTATTGTTTTCCTGTTTACCACCCCATTTAATGCCACAAACTACACAGGTATATGAGGTGGCTTGATCATCGGTTTCCACTATACGAGCCTCCTGTCTATATTATAACATAAAAATTAATTTTTGTAAACTATTTTATTCTATTTAATTAGTCGCCGGGAACCCAAGTATTACCTTGCCATTTCCAACGTTTATCGCCAGAGGCTCCACCAGTTTTCTTACCAAATGAACTATACCCTTCAGTAGGATAGTTATAGTACTTCATCATTCCAGAAGCATCTACTTCTTTCCTGTCCATAACATCTCGTGTCTCAACATTGAGGTTGCCAAGACCTGTAATTTGTAACCAATCATTAAGAACTCTGAAATTAGGATTTTTCCCGTCTCCACGTCCACCGTATGGATTGTAATTAAAAAGAGACCAATCTACGCCAAAACCTAAAAATCCATCATTAATTTCTCTTTCAGGATTCTCTTTCCTATCATACCCAAAAACTACTTTAGTTCTATCTACAGCCATACGGCTGCCCACAAAATAATATTCTGAATTGGATATTTTATCTGAAGGCGCCCTATTCATATGTACTTGGTCGCCTTGAAATTCCCAATCTTTTCCAAGCTCTCCAGGTGTAATTTGATAAAAATCGAACTCGCTAGTCATAGTATTTCCCTCCTCATTAGTATAAAGGGGTTAGTGTATAAAACACTAACCCCATCACTTATATTATAAAATATTTTTTTAATTTTGTAAACCTTTTTTTACAAAAAATTTGATTTTTTTATAATTTTTTCCATTTCAGAAAAAACTTTCTTCCAGCCACATTTAACATATAATGGCCATTTAGCTTTATAATTTTCTCTACGGGCTAAAATAGCATATCCATTATCTAATATTTTATATTTATTTATATGTTTCACATTTAACAAATAAACATTATCATGATTAATCAAAATTAAAAATGTAAGTGGAACAGTTGATAACCTATCTAATTCCGTTGCATCTATTCTTAATTCAGTAGACTTATTAAAATTGGGCTTATTAATAAATTTTAATATAATATTAGCTAAAATACATTCATTTATATTATTTTTCTTTCGTTTATACTTCCCTATCAAAACTAAATCATATGAAATTTTCTTTGACAAATCATAATTGAAAATATTAGTATTAGGAATACGTAATTCTACACGCGCATATTTTTTTAATAAATAGTAATTAAACTTCTTAACAAACTCCTCCTTAGTTTTAACACTCTTTTTATACTTAGTAGAATACACTTGTCGACGAGGCAAAAGTTTATTATTAAGCATATGGTCTCCTTATTTATATTAAATTTATATAAATTTACCATTTCTAAACCTCTGTATATTTAATAAATCGCCTATCCAATACCTAACTTTAACTCCAGCTTCATCAAACATAACAAGAGACCTTTCTGCCTGCTCTCTCCATAATTCGGAATTTAAATCGTCCCAATACTTATCCACTATAATTTCTGAAATTCCACTATTAATTACAATTAAAGCACAGGAACTGCATGGCACTCCATTCGTATATAATTTACAATTTTTTATAGGCGTACCTACTAGTGCAGCATTAGCAATAGCATTCGCTTCAGCGTGCGCAAACCAATAGTATTTTTCAGGGCGTTCTTGCCTTTCTGGTACATTATCGTTTATTTTACGAGGAAAACTATTATACCCCACTGACCTAACCTCATTATTCTGTCCTACAATAACAGCTCCAACATGTGTTTTTGCGTCTTTACTTCTTGAAGCCACCAGATAAACCATAGACATAAAGAAACTATCCCAATCTACGTTTTTCATTAATTCCCTCCTAAATTTAAGTGTCGCTCCATTTACTTATTAAATCATTTACTACGTCCTGCAGCTTATATAAACTGTCTATACTAGTTAATAAATTCATAGAATCTATAATTACATCTAATAACGCTTCTTCTAATTGTTTTAGCTCATTCTTTTGCGAATTAATTTTATCCTCTAAAATTTCAGTTTTATGTTTAGGTGTTATTGCCATTAGTAATATACCTCTCTTCCTTTATGCTAGCTAATTTAGCTTCCAAAAGTGGAGCTATACTCTGATCATAACATATCAATATATATACAACATTAGAATCCCCACATTTATCACAAATAACATCGACATCTACTACACAATTGTCAGTCAAAATAGAGGATAAATCATACTCACCATGAATATCACAATGCTCACAGTAAAATGATAATATTTTATTATCGTAACTGATTATTTGCATAAATAAATAGGCCTCCTATTAAACTTCTTCCCATGGATAATATGTTATTGAATATGAGTAATTTGGCCATTGTTGCGCATAACCAGAACCAGATATGGTTTGAGCATATTTTTTACCATCAAAAATTTCCTCAATTCTTACTATCTTATCGTCACTTCCATAATACTCTATGCGTGTAGGATTATAACCTTTGGCACCAATATGTGCCGAAGATTGATAAAACTTAGCATCAGGTATATTTCTATCATATAATTTAGACATGAATAACCCCCCTTTTACTAATTTTACTGTAAAACACCTTTGAAACTTTTCCTATGTAATGGGGAAGGGCCATATTCCTTTAATGCATCTCTATGTTGTTGCGTACCGTAACCTTTATTCTTATCCCACCCATACACAGGATATTTTTTATGAAAAGTCATCATTAATGAATCTCTATGTACTTTAGCAATTATACTAGCCGCCGCGATAGAAGCAGACAAATTATCACCATTAATAATTGGTACGGCATGAACATCTATAAATTCAGGTATAAAATCACCATCTATTAATGCTAAATCAGCCTCTTCTATTTGATTTATTACATGTCCCATACCTACCATTCGTGCATTCCTTATATTAATCTCGTCTATTAATTTTTCATTTATTTCTACTATCCTAAATTCGCAGTTATTCATCAACCGCGATGCCATTTCCTCGCGCTTCTTCGGCGTTAACTTTTTTGAATCCTTAATACCAGTAATATCAAATCCTTCCGGTATGTGTACAGCAGCTACGACTAACGGACCTGCCAAACAACCAGCCCCTGCCTCATCTACACCTATAATGTATTTATATCCTAAATCTCTGTATTTTAATTCAAAATTAAGAGAAACTTTATTCATTAGTATCCTCTCTTGGAATATTTGCATTACAATAATAACATTCGACTATAAAAGAATGAAAACGCCCTTCCACACTTAGGGCAAACCCAACCAAAATTTAAATTGGCGCACCCATAAATTAGAGATTGTTTACAATAACGACAAATTCCGCCCGTATCAACAGAAGTAAGTTCTGTGTTGCATATACGACAATTACTCATGATAATCACCTTTTATAAATTTATTCAAATTTCCTGTTAATGGGTGTTTCATATCTACAGTCGTTCTAAATTTAGAAAAATCTAAGCCAGAGCTAATATTAGATGAAGATTCAGTTGTAACTTTAAATGTTTCAGCTTTATTTATTTTAACTTCAGATGCAGCAATTTTCTGTTGATCACCACTATACAATTCACACTTTCGTCTTTTATTTAATTTAACCGTGGATTTCTTTTTAATGCACCTTCCAGACTCTTCATATTTACAATATTTACATCTTACCTTTGCCATGACGCCCTCCTAACACTTAGTATAGCCACAATTTGTGCATAAATAACATCCTTCTTGAAATACTAACCCTTTAGTATTACAGTTTGGGCATAATACTGGATCGCCTATCTCTGTTATAAATTGAGCCAAAAATTTCTTCATACGATGTACAAACGTACCTGGTATAGCCTGCTCAACTAGATCCATAGTCTTTACTATATCTATAATATCCACGTTATGTCTCAAAAGAAATCCCAACATTCTACAAATTTTTACTGGGTTCTTTTGATATGAATATTTTACTTTCACTTCTTCAATCAATTCTGGATCTAGGCCTTTAGACCTGGCCAATTCTTCTAGCTTATCTAATGTATTAAATGTCGATATATTGTCTTCTCTACTATTGGTATTCACAAAAATAGCGAAAGGTTTAGTTAATGCCTTATCTTTAAATGCTACATGTACATACCATTTCTTGCCTTCACTCCGTAATATATACCCAAAAGCCGGATATTTATCTGGCAGCTTAACGTGCTTTACTACTCCATTCCCTTTTTGATTTTCAAACGCTTCTAAAAACTCCTCTTGTTGCTGTTTAATATCTTTTTCATGGGTTTTCTTAGTAGATTCCAAAACTGCAACGGAGCTACCTTCTCTATATACAGTGCATCCCTTAATACCCAATTTAAAAATATTAGAGTATACATCTTTAAACTCATCAAATGTTATATTTTCTGGTAAATTAATAGTTTTTGATATACTTAAATCCACATATTTCGCCATAGTAGCCAAAACTCTTAAATGCTCCTCAATTGATAACTCCTTTGCAGTTGCTATATTTTTATTACCATATTTCTCAGCTAAAATATAACCATAATCCTTAACAAGAGTTTGTTCACACAAACCAATATTTTTATCTATTCTATATCGACCATCATTAGAAATTAAAATCTCTTCATCTCCAACTTTTGAAAATTTAAAAAAATCTGTTTCAAACCATTCTCCTTTAGATATATCTGGATATTTAAAATCTATTTTTTTATGTGTAATTCTTTTCCACCTAAAATATTCTCTAGCAAACACTGGTTCAATACCACCGGATATATTGCCGGCGAGTATCGCTAACGAACCATTAGGCGCTATAGCAGATACAGCGCTATTTCGTAATCCGTATTGTTTAATTAGCTGTAAAGTCTCTTCACTTAAATAGCCATTTGCTATATAACCGCCCTTAAATATTTCCTTTTTATTATACAATGGGAACGGGCCTTTTTCACGAGCTAACTCAGCTGATTTACAATATAAAGCATTTATAAATTTATATCCAAGGTCGTCTAAAAATTCTATACATTCCTCGCTGCCATAGCGTATATCCATCATCATCATTAATGACCCTATACCAGCAATCCCTACACCAACTTTTCGTTTAAGTTTAGCTCCATTTTCATAAATATCTAATGGATAATTCGAAATATCTATTATATTATCTAGCGCCTCAACTAATAATTTTGCAGCATCAATGAATCCATCATAATCAAATTTTTTACTTTCCATATCGTAAAATTTTGTAATATTAACTGAGCCTAAATTACACACGCCGCCTATTTGATATTCTCTCCCTTTATATTTGACAATCCCAACATTATCAAATACTTCACTACAAGGATTAGATGCATTGACATTAGTATCTTTTAAATAATGTAAATTGTCAAAACGTCGTACAGTATCGATAAAAATAATACCGGGCTCGTTTCTATTATAGCAATTTTTTAATAATAAATCCCATAACTCTCTCGCTTTAACTGTTTCATAAATTACATAAGGATAGCCTTTACTTGCCCATTTTTCAAAATCGCCATCCCATTCCGAATCATATTTTTCAAAATGTATGTCTGGATACCATAAATTCCAATCTAAATCATTTTCGACAGCATAAATAAATGCGTCAGTAATTAACACAGACATGTTCATTTTAGTTAATTTATTTGGAATACTTTTAGCAGTAATAAAATTAACCACTTCAGGATGGCAAACACTGATAGTTACCATAGTGGCGCCTTTACGTATACTTTTCTTAGTAGGCTCTCCTTGATAAGCATTCTCCTTATCTACACTACCAGAAGTAATAATGTTTGAGCTTATGTCGTATAGTTCTAAAAATTTAACCAGCCCAGGAGTAGTAACGCCGATCTTCTTAATCAGCGTATTTCTAGGCCTTAAAAAATTACTGCAAAAACCAGCGCCGCCTTCACTCTTCAATGTTAGCGCATATTTTTCAGCAAGATCAAAAATACCTTCTAACGAATCAGATCCTGCAGGAGTAGGTAGTATAAAACAATTAAATAAAGTCAATCCTTCTTCACTAATACCTATATTTGCATTTATCCTACCACCAAATAATACTTCAAAGTTATATAATCTATCATATAATATCTTTTGTTTTTGCTTATCATCTTTAAAAATAGTAAAACTTATACGGTGACAATAATCTTCAAACAATTCGTTATTATACTGGTATTTATCTTCCCATAGCTCTTTCTGAAACTCGTTAATAAACATAGAGTACCCCCCTTAATTTCCAGTCGATCCAAATCCACCAGCTCCTCTATCAGTTTTGGGTAATTCATCAACTTCCTTAAAAACAACAAGTATTTTTTTCTTAAGAATCATCTGTGCATATCTATCGCCTTTTTTTATAGTAACGACATTATTACTAATATTTTTCATGTATATTAGTAACTCACCTCTAAAATCTTCATCTATTATAGGAACACTATTTAAAATTATACATTGCTTCTTACACGCCAAACTACTTCTAGAAAATATTTCAAAGTAGTAACCATTCGGAGGTGCAACAGCGATACCACTTCTTATACATTTTACATCTCCTGGTCGTAATGTATAATTTTCAATAGCATATAAATCTAATCCTGCAGAACCTTCAGTTGCATATATTGGAATTTTAGCATCTTCATGTAATTTTTTAATTAATACTTCCATATAATTACCCTCCATAATTTTTATAAACAATTGTTTATAATAATCTCGATTATAATTAACTCTTGAATTGCACGACACGCATAAAGTAATTAAATTATATGGATTACAGTTTTGTTTATTATAATCAATATGATGAATAACTAATTTAGTACATTTATGCGTGCAGTATGGGTTCATACATTTATAATTATCGCGCTCCTTTATCGCTTCCTTAAACTCCTTATTGGTCCACAACGAACAATAAGGCTCAAAAGACAGCCCTCCTTTCCAATTCCAATGCTTGTCCAAACTCATGCGCTCAGATAATTTTAAACTTTTACATTTACCACACCTTCGACCAGACCTCCAACTATCAAACCTAATAACCCCCTCATGACCTAATGGACACCGATAACGTAACTTCTGTTTATTATTTTTATATTCCGTTGTTAATAAAGTATAACCCTCCTTAGCAAACTCTTTTTTTATAAAATCAATCGACAATCTCTCGTTTTTTACACATTTATAGCATTTATAGCCACGTAATAAAGAATCTAGTGATTTATATATGACATGTCCGTTAGGACAAATACATTTCATTCTTGTCAATTTATTCTCATAATTAGACTCTAATAATTGATAGCCATGTTTTTTAAATATTTTTTTAACTTTACTATAAAAATACTTATCACGTCCTTTACAATATGGGCAACGTTGATTTGAATGCCGCCAATGGCGCCAACTTACATAATGAATATGTCCATTTGGACATCTATAAACTAATTTTTGCAAACTATTAACGTATACTTTAGTTAATAACTCATACCCCTCTTTTAAAAATGATTCTCTAATTACGTCAATAGTCAAACATTTTGCCATTAGAAAACTAGTCTTTACTCCAATAATTTTCAATAACAGCATCTGCTTTCATTTGTACCTCAGGTACAAATTCAGCAAAACCATCACATAGTGCTTTTGATACTTCATGTGCTACTTCCTCAGCGTCTTCTTCTTTCGTCTCTACTATAACTTCATCATGTACTGTTGATAATAATTTAGCTTTGTCTATTCTATCTACTATGTAAATCATAGCCTGCTTAATTGTATCTGCATTCGTTGATTGGATCGGCATATTTTTACCTTGTCTTTCAATATGACCTTTCAATCTATTATACTCAGGATCAGATGGGTTTGGAATTTTATAATGCCTACGTCTCCCACTTCTTGATAAACTATAGCCATTTTGTAATGCAAATTTTCCAGCGGCTTCCAACCACTTAGCAACTTTAGTATATTTAGCAAAATACTGATCAATTAATTTTTGAGCTTTCTCTTCAGAAACACCCAACCTAAGGGCTAATCCAACTTTAGTTAATCCATAACAATTATGAACAACAACCCCATTAGCAATATAATATGGATGGTTATTAACAGAAATATCATATACCCTATACGTGCCGTCATTCATAATACTCTTAATTCCACTAGTTTTTATAACTAGATTATTAAAATCCATAACACGAACCAAATCAAATTTATTTAAATCTTTAATAGCTTTATCCATATAAATATTATTACTAATAACTTTAACTATATGATCTGGAGTAGCTACTAATTTATAACCATTATCTAACTCTAAACATACAGTTTTTTTATATCCCATAAATTTAAAATCAATTACTTCACCTTGACCAACATCATGAATTATAACATCACCCAACTTAATACTTTCTATAGGTACTAAACCATTTACTGTTAATATCTCAGTACCTTCCTTTATGCAAAGCCCGAAGTTAAGCGCTTTCACATGGCTTCTATAATGCTTCTTATTAGGATCATCATCAGGCAACTTTTTATCCGCTAAAACTTCTTCATATGTTACTCCAAATAAATCAGCTGCTGTTCGAGCATGTAAATCCAACCCTTTTTCAAATGCTTCCAAGAATACAGGGTCTTTTGAATAAGCAGCTAAAATACGTAATTCTGCTTGAGACATATCAGAAGTTATTAATTTATGGCCAGGCCGCGCAATAAAACAAGCTCTATATATTTTTTCAGATGGTATGTTTTGTAAATTAGGGTTTGAAGAACTCAACCTACCAGTATCAACCATCTGTTTAAAATCACTATGTAAACGCCCTGTTTTAGGGTGAATTCTTTCTATTAATGCTTCACCATATGTTGTCAAAAATTTTTCATACTTTCTATATTCTAATAGTAACTTAATTACTGGGTTATTGCTATATTTCTTAAGTGCTTTTACATCAGTACTTTCGACATTAATACCAAGTTTATTCAATGCTTTAACTAATTGAATTGGACTATCTAAATTTATTAATGAAACACCGAATAATGTATTCTGACTGCTAGTTTCACCTAAAATTTGTTGTAATTGGATTCCTACTTTATCACGTTCAATTTCAATATCTTTAAGTATATCACGCCATTTATTTACATCTAATAACATTCCATTTAATTCGATTTCACTTAAAGCTCTAACAAAATCAAATTCTAGTTTAGCTGCTCGAATTAAATTCTTATTTTTTAATTGTTTCAATTGTAAATTATATATATCTTTAAGGATAACTACATCATTAGCAGCATACACCAGTTGCCTTTCAGAATACTCTTGGTAATAATCTTTAAATGATGTTGCTATATCTTTCGGCATATACAATCTTAAATATTTTGCCACTAAATATTGTAAATTAGCTTCTGGTTTTAATCCTAAAAATAATAATTGCTCTGCTAACATTGTATCATACAAACGCTTAATAGTAATACCAAAATTACTTTTTAACATTTTAGCATCAAAAAGAGCATTTTGTAACAACTTCAAATTATTATTAGATTCTAATAAATTTCTAAAAATATTAATATCAACATTACCTTCTCTAACATCAAAGACAAAAGGCTGTCCATCTACCCCAATTTGGAGAAGAACAACCTTATCTGTAAAAGGATCTAATCCGGTTGTCTCAGTATCAATCTCCATAACTGGGTGTTTTTCAATAAATTCCAAATGTTTAAGGGCTTCTTCTGTAGATGTAATATATTTGAATTTAGGACGTGGCAATTCACCTAAATTATTTAACGTAATTAAAGACATATATTCTCCTTATCTATCCCTATCTAAAATAATACTACATGCTTTAAATATTGAATTGATTAATATATGCTCAGGCTTAGGGTTATTAAAATAAGGCGTGGAAAAAAGATCAATTATACGAGAAAATTTTGTTGCTTCATCAATTCGTCGTGCACGCTTTAAGCATCCAACAAAATACCCACAAATTGATATACGTACATTTTCAGCAGGAATTTTCTTAATGGTCTTAAATATATCCATAGCTTGTTTAAATTTACCATGCAAAATAGACTTACATAAATCGATAATTTCCCCGTATTCAACATCAACTCCAGCATTTATAATTGAAGATGCTGCATCTTTAGTCCATGAACCTTCCATAGCTACTTGCTGTAAAAAAGATAAAGCTGCTCTTGGTACTCCGCCCGATTCTTCGGCTATATACTGTAAAACCTCTTTATTATAGGTGTATCCTTCAAATTGACTAACTTCTTCCAACAAACTAAAAATGTCTTGTGTAGTTAATCGCTCAAATCTGATTATTTTGCACCTATTTCTTGTAACTTCCTTTAATTTTTCAGGATAATTAGTACAAAATATAATGTATACATGGGATGGAGTATCTTCTAAAAATTTAAGTAGAGCATCTTCAGATTTAGAAGTACCACCTAATAAATGCGCCTCATCAAAAATGGCTACTTTATAACGAGTATTGAACGGCGCTGCTGGTAAATCATTTATGATTTGTCGAACTGTAGCCACATCACCAGTTCTACCAGCATCCAATTCAATCACTGACATGCTATTCAAATTTAATATTGATCTACATGATTCGCATTTACAGCATGGATTTGCGGTTGGTCCATTTTCACAGTTTAAACCTAACGCTATAATACGTGCAAAACTTGTTTTTCCGCAGCCTGATGGACCGGTAAATAATAAAGCATGAGGCAATTTATTATTCTCAATTGCATTTGCTATCATATTTTTAATTGTCTCATGGCCTTTCACTTCATCAATTCTACACGGCCTATAAATAACATTTAAATCGCCTTTTCCTCGTTTAATAATCATAAGCTCACCCCAATGGTATTATAACACAAATTATTCAATATGTAAATTTTTTAATGTAGTTAATAGATATAATAACTCAACAAAAATTCCTTTTCCGCCATTCGTTTTAAATTCAGCCCAACACTTAGACATTAAATACTCTCCGGCATCAGCTGGACATAATGATTTTGGTATTAACTGACAACATTTTAAATCACTTAATTTGGATGCTATAAAAACCACCTCTTCCGGAGTACAATTATATCGTCTCAATATTTCCACTAATCTATCATATTTTTCATCTGTGTTCTTACCCCAATAAAATGGTAAGTTTCTTCTACGGCACATATTATAATTAATACGATTATCCTCAGACAAAAATACGACTTTGTAATCTTTTTTTAAAATATTTATAGCATCAAAATCTTTGCCTTGAAAGTGTTTATATAATACATTTCCTAACTCATCTTCAGCATAAGTGCCGTCAGTTAGAACACCATCTATTTCCGAAACTATTAATTTTATTTGTTTTATTTCATTCATTATTCCACTTCCCACCAATATCTAAACGATAATTATCATTTCTTTCGAATACCACGCCTTTCACATACAAAGAAAAATTGCTTGGTGCCATATTTACTTTCTATCTCGTCAGGATAAGCCCTAGTAACTTCAGAAATTACAAAATGTTCAGATAAAATAGATACATAACTAGACAAAGTTCTATAAATAGCAGCATACTCAGCATTTAAATCTTCAGAAAACTTATTTACAACTTCATCGCTTTTTTTAAGTGTGCATCTAGTTCTTACTATTAATAAATTTGATTTTATATTTTTTAATATATTATGTAACTTCTCGTCATCAAAAATATATCCGAATAATCCTAAAGCCAAAGATACATCTGTTCGAGGTAATTTTTCTAACTCAACCAAATTTACAATTTTTGTTTTAAGTCCAGGCACATCACCCCATTTACTTAACAAACTTTTTATAAGGTTTGGTGCAATATCATATCCATAAAACAATTCAATATCTGTAAACTCACGCAAAGCTAATAACATAAAACCATCGCCGCACCCTATATCTAACACTGACCTAGCACCGACCACCTTATTTACTACGAAATTAGTATCAATGAGGCGTCTTTGTAAGACAGATGGGTAATAAGGGTACTGTTTTCTACTTATCCAAAAATTTAACGATACGTGTTGTGCTTCCATTATTTTCATCCTTATAAAAAAATATTCATAGCAATATCTCAATTATAAAATTCTTTTATTTTACTGCACACATAATCAATTTCTACTTCATTTAGATTAGGATGCATAGGCAAAGAAATTAGCGTATCTGCTAACTCTTCCGCTACAGGTAATTTATAATTTAATTTTTCATATGGTTTTTGTTTATGGCATGGTATTGGATAATGCAATCCAGTCTGTATATATTTTGAGGACAAAAACTCTCTTAGAGCATCTCTTTCCTCTTTATTTCTACATTTCAACTCATATAAATGATAAATATGATAACTATCTGTACTAGCATACGGAGTTCTTACTTCCTTAACGCCCTCTAATCCCAAGTTGTAAAGATTGGCAAAATATGCTCTTTTTGCATTCCAATCAGAAATATGTTCAAGCATTAAATATATAAATTTAGCATTAATAGCATCTAATCTAGAATTAAATCCAACTACTGAATGTTCCCATCTGTTAGTAAGTAATCTACCAACATCCCCGAGTGATCGTACTTTATCAGCAATTTCTTTATGATTAGTGGTTATACACCCGCCTTGCCCTAAACCACCTAGATTTTTTGCAGGATAAAATGAAAAACATCCAACATCGCCCATAGAACCAGCTTTAAAATTCTTATACCTGCTACCAAAAGCTTGAGCACAATCTTCAATAATCTTAATATCCCTGCCACCTAATAAAGACTTAATAGCAACTATATCACAGCATTGACCGTATAAATGAACAGGAATGATAGCTTTAGTATCAGAAGTAATAGCATCAAACATTTTATGCAAATCCATTAGATAAGTTTTAGGATCTACATCAACAAACACGACCTTAGCACCTGTCAAAGAAACAGCAAAAGCTGTTGCAATAAAAGTGTTTGCCGGCACAATCACTTCGTCTCCTGGCCCTATACCGTAAGCCAATAGAGATAAATATAATGCGTCTGTACCTGAACCGACACCAACACAGTTATCTGTACCAATGTATTTAGCTACTTCTACTTCAAATTCCTTTAGTGCTGGCCCGCCCACAAAGGATGCCGATGCTATGACTTTTTTTAATTCTTTTGTAATTCTATCTATATATGGTTGGTATTGTAGGGCTAAATCTACAAATTTAACTTCCATGCTCCTCTCCTTTATTTAATACGTATGTTATGGGTTTAACAACCAGAAGCTTAGTGTGGCCACACACTGGACATTTTGTTATTTGTTCAGTAGCATTATATACACCAGCTCCACAAATAGGGCATTCAAAATTCAACTCTATTTTATTTACAATTTGCATATTAAATCCCCGTTATATGTTTTATAAATTTAATAGGAGAACCGCCATAAATACCAGGAGCTGTAATATCTTTATTAACAAAACTATTCGCACCTATAATAGTATTAGGACAAATTTTAACACCAGGACCAATAACACAATTAGCTCCTATAAACACATTTTCACCAAGTTCTGTCCCATAAATTTTTTCTTTTAGATTAGAACCTAAAAACATCACCGAAGGTCCTAAAAACACTCCATTTTTAATTATGGCTCCGTCTGTAATTTCTGTATAAATTTTCACAATAACATTATCTCCAATAACAGTTCCTGATCCTATTCTATTATAACCTTGGAATTTACAATTAGCCCCAATTTTAACATTCTCTTCTACTCTACAATAATCACTAATTATTGTGTTTTCTCCTATAACAACGTTATTTTGAATATAATTAAAATTACCAATTACCGCCTGCTCTGCCAAAACAACGTTTTTTTCAATGATATTATATAAACCTATAGACATCGTTTTTCATCCTCCCTTAATTCACGTTTAAATCTTGCTGGCACGCCCATATATAAACAACCAGGCGGTACATCATTTGTCACAACAGAGCCAGCTGCGATAATAGAATCTTGTCCTATACGCACTCCTGGTAAGATAGTTGCATTCATACCAATAGTAACATAATCTTCAATTATAGGCCCAATATCCCCTTCGCCACCAGCCCTACCCATTTTATTATCATTTCCCATCACAACAGCCGGCCCTATAAAAACATTATTTCCAATGACAGCTCTACCAGCAACGTTTGTTAAATCCATAATTTTAGTGTGGTGGCCTATAACTGCTTGATACCCAACTTTCACATTAATTGCAATTAGACTATAATCCCCAATTTTAACGTTATTCATTAATTTTGCTTGGTCTCCTATCAAACAATTTTTTCCAATTATGCTACCATGATAAATAATCGAACCTGCACCTATAACTGAATTATCACCAATAATTGTAGGTTCTTGCTCCATATTTATTTTTCTAGCAGTAGTGCCTTCAGGAACATAGCTAGGCCTACCTATTACAGCATACGGAAAAATTACTACATTACTGCCAAGCTCCGTTTTTGGAAAAATATAACTAAGAGACAGCATTTCGGTTCTAATAGTATTGTCCATATCATTACCCCTTTACAATAATAGGGATTTTATCTTTATTCCTTTCAAATAACAATTGGTACTCTTTAGCCCTATCCGGCCTATATTCAGCTATGACATCATAAAAAGATTTAACTTCTGGTACTGTATAATCAATGGGGTGATCAAACCACATTTGAGGAACTTTTTTTATGCATAAATTAAACTCATGAAACCCTTTATATCCATTGTAATCTAACCAGTGCTTTGGATGAGGCATTTTATCTGGAGATGGGCAGCCATAGCTAATACCTTTACTAGCGGCCTCCATAGTCAGCCTAAATTTAATTTCTTTCTTTTCATGCGTTGTATGACCATAATGCAACACGACTATAGGCCAGTACCTTTTCGATAATGTTCGTTTCAGATAACTATTAATATTATATGCCGGCACTACATCATGCGGCGATAATTTATTAGGTAAATGACCGCCTAAATGAAAAGCAGCAATAGTCCTATGTGGCTTATACTCATAATCTTTGTAGAATCTCCAAAGCTGACGTCTAGTATGATCTAGGTAATCATGCAACCACACATCATCATGCCGAAACCACCCTTCACTGCGCCATAAATGCACTAGCGGTATTTTTATTAACCACCCACCACGTTCATGAAAATATGTAACTATTTCTCTAATTTTTTCATTGAATATTTTACTGTGTAGTTGATCACATGCTCTAAAATGTATCCATGTAGGATGATATTTTTCACACTCTCGAATTAATGTTATCCACCTATTTTCTCCTTTGGCTACTATACTATTAACCTCATTCCTTTTTATATGTATGTTATTGTATTTTTTAGCATAATCTTGCAACACCTCCCATGTCCCATCAGTACTGCCATCATCTAACACAACAATTTCGTCATAATCACGCTTTACAGCATCGTCTAGCTGCATAAAAATGTGTTTGCCATACTTCAGCTCATCACGCGCAGTTAATGCCAAAATAATACGTAACGGACCATCTATCTTCTCTATATGAGTAACATTAACTGTAAAATCGTATATTTTTTCTCGCACAGGATCTTTAGCTTCTGCATTATACGATAGTTCTTGTCTTGCATGCTGTTTACACCACCGTCTAATATACTTTGGGTGCCTTCCTTTAAACTTTTCAACTTTGTCTCCATCATACCCGGCTAAATACTTGTCTAATTCATAATCAAACTCTTTTATAATAGGAAACGAGCCATCTACATAAAAATTCTCGTTTCTATATAATGAATGGGCCTTTTCATTCTTAGTGGCTAACGCTTTAGGATTTCTACAATGCCCATAATGATAAACTCTTACACCACTATCCAAACAATTACGCCAATGCGCAGGGGACCCGTCAGGCCATAATGGATCGTCAGCACAACCACGTGGAATATTGTAGTATAAAATACGGTTCTTATTCTGCCATAACTTGGTTAGTACAGTAGCCCAATGTTTACCTTTAATTGTATAGCCAGGTCTACCATAAAAATGTAAAGGAGTGAACCGCATAGCTCTACCATTTAGGGACAATATTAAAGAACGAATAGTCTCCAAGTCATCTTCGTGAAAACATTCATCAGCCGCTAAATTTATAACATAATGCTCCAATGGGATAGTCTCTAACACATAATTTCGCTCTCTAGCCCAAAACCCACGATCGTGAATCCAATTTCTATATATAATCTTTACCCTGTCTTCACCATGCTCATCTCTCAAAGCTTCCAATAACCCTAAAGTACCGTCCGTAGATCCTCCATCATTAATCACTACATAATCACACAGATCTAAAGCACATCTAATAGCAGCCTCTAATGGATAGTCTAACAACACACATTGATATGTGATAAAAACACCAGCTAAAATAATATCCATTCGCCCTTCCTCCTCAATGAATTCTGTATAGCTTCTAAAATTCTAACTACCTCTAAACCTAAAACACCATTAGATCTGGGCTTTGAGTTTTCAGGATTTTTAATGCACGCAATAAAATCCTCCATCTCCGCTTTCAATGGTTCATATGATTCTATATATGGTATAACTTCGTCTCCATACCTATAATTTAACAAATGCTCAGCATAGCTTCCTTTACTTTTAAAACTTCGTCTATCAATATCTACACCTTTATTATATAAATGAATTTTTTTATTTAATGAATCACATTTTATCATTTGTTTAGAACCAACAACTATTAATTCCCTAATTTTTAAAGGATCAATCCAACTTAAATGTAAATTTACAATAATCTCGTTCTCATACATAAAATTAATAAATGCTACTTCTTCTATATTTTCTAAAATATAACTTCCACCATAAGCCTGTACGCCTAAACACCTTTTATTTAATAAATATTGAAAAATAGAGATGTCATGCGGAGCCAAGTCTTGAACAACATTTGCGGCACTCTGAATTTTACCTAAATTTAAACGTCTACTATACATATAATAGACGTCTCCAAATTCGCCATTTGTAACCATTTTTTTAAGAAATAAAATATCAGGACTGTACAAAAACGTATGGCCCACCATCAGTACTAGCCCCTTTTTATCGGCCAACTCAACTAGCTTCTCTGCTTCTACACTATTTAATGTTAATGGCTTTTCTACAAAAACATGCTTATTTGCTAATAGTGCTTGTTTAGCTAACGGGTAATGTGCATTTGGTTGTGTAGCAATAACAACCGCATCTATAGTTTTATCAGTCATTATAACATCAGCATCCTGAACCAAATTAACTCTATGACATTGAGGTAGTTTGCTTGCTTTATCAAGCGCTTTTTTACTCTTATCACATACATGTGTTAACACGCCCAGTTCGAATAAATTACGCATTAAGTTTGGTCCCCAATAACCTGCTCCAATAACAGCTATTTTCATAATCTACTCCTTATCCGGCCAAATATTATAGCCCCCTTCTCTGCTTTGCAGTTGTTTCAAATAGTCATAGAATTCTAACATTTTACCCCAATCAATACCAAGTTTGGGTTTCCAGTATGTGTTAAAATGGTTAATATCTAATTGTATTTTAAGAGCCCTTCTAACACCAACAATAATTTCATGTACGTATCTAATAGCATGTATTCTAGGATAATCAAGGCGTAGTAAACGCTGTTGCCAATCTGGATACCATTCAGACTCACCTTTTAACCCTTCATTCCCTCTAATTTCTTTGGTCATCTCTAAATCGCCCCAATGACGCCTAGAAAAAAATGCACTATCAATATCTGTTTCATGAATTTTCTCTACTATTTCATTTAAATGCGTTCCTAACTCCTTAGAAATAGTTTCATCGGGTGCTAAGCCAAATACCCAATCTGCCTTATTATTTATCCATGCCAGCTGTGTATTTTTAAATTTGCCAAAATTTTCAAACTTGGCTAGTTTTATATGACACCCAAACGATTCAGCTATTTTAATAGTTTCTTCAGTAGCTCTATCATCAAAAACTATATAACTCTCTTCAACATATGGCAATATACTTTCAAGCATATATCCTATACAATATGATTCATCTCGTGCAAATCCAGAGTGTATTAATTTCATGCTTCTCTCTTTTCGCATACCAGTTCAAAATTTGAATGTACTTCTTTATAATCAATTGTATAAAGGTTGTGTTTTGCGCATAAACTTGATAACCATTTATCATCAAAAATTACATAGTGAAAATTAGTATCATAATCCTGCCCACCAAAAATATGCCATGAAATAAATTTAGCATCCCTAGTTTGTAAATAAGTGTTAGCTACCCACTTTAAACTTGGGGTTCTAAACTTTATGTGGCCGCCAATCTTTAAAACGCGCGACCACTCCTTTAATAATTCGTCTGTCTCACTAATTGGAAAATGCTCAATTACATCAGATGCTAAAATACGTTCAAAAAATTCATCTTTGAATGGTAAATATCGTACATCACATACTACATCCACATCTTTTAATGGACGTATATCAACATTAATACATTTATACCCACTTATACTTTTTAGAATCTTATCACCGCAGCCTATATTTAAAGAAAATCTCGACATATTGTTCTCCATTTCATCCTAATTATAACATAAAAATCTATAATTGTAAACTTAATAATTTTTAAACGCTACTTAGATTTTAAAATGTTATTTACTGCATTCAAAAATCTATTGCCTATTACATAGTAATTGAAATTTTCTCTCAAATGTTTCTGCAACGCTAACCCTTTCTGTTTAGCTTCTTCCCTATTATTGTAAACATGACGCATTAATTGCGCAGCATGATAAATATCAGGCTCAGCCCACAATTGATCGCCTTTATAATACGGAGACCACGGCATACCAAACACGGGTGTCAAGGTATGATTTATCAAATAGCCTGTCTCATTATTGACATAATCCAAAACTCCTCCCCATCCAGTTACAATTACTGGGTTTCCTACAGCGCCAGCAGCAGCTGGCACTAAACCCCATCCCTCACCTCTATCAACATGAACTAAACAATCGCATGCTTTATGGATTCCTAATATTTCTGCATTACTTAACCTATCCAAAATCAAATAAGTTGGTGGGTAATTATCCATAGGCATAACTTGCTTTAGTCTTTTTATCGTATTTCTAACAACATCTTTTTCTTGATCATTAAACCCTGCTCTATATGTTTTCAAAATTAATGCAACATTTTCATTATTTTGAAAGGCATACCAATAAGCCTTTAATAACGCGGTTGGATGTTTTCTTTCAAAAAACTGAAAAATAGCATAAAATTTATACGCATCTGGCTTTACCCTACCTATTCCATATGGTTTTATATTAGCATAGTCATCAACATCAATTATATGAGAAACAGCGAATATAGGCACCTTTACTCCAGAATTTTTATAAACGTCTACTCCCCATTGAGTAGCAGTAATCACTCCATCGGTATATTTATTAATCCATCTAACCCAATCATCATGAATTTTATTAGCTTCCCAAATCGAATAGCCTATATTCACCTTCCCCGGTTCATAATGTTTCTCATAATGTTCAACAGTCAAATGCGTAATTACTACATTATAATCTATAGATTTATTAACAAGAGACTCTATTATTCTACCTTTTTCCCCACAATCAGCTTTATTTCCTTCAAAAGTTACAGGTGTAACAGTAATTGGTATGCCTTTTCTATGTAATGCTATAATATAATCCCTTGCAGCTTGTGCGTAGCCAGATATATCAAAAACTGGCCCTATATATTTTATACCTTTAAGTTTCATCAAAATTCCTCCGTATCGATTACCTTAGCCGAACTATCTATAGTATCTGACATACCCCTCTCTTGCCTATTTACATCTAATAACATATCAGTATATGCTTTATCAAATAATTTTACCCATTGTGGTACTATATGTTTTTGCCAATCCATTTTTGTAGTTACCCATTTATAACCATTTTCAGCTCTACGTTTAGCTTCTTCAGGATTATTATAAATTTCCAATAATTTTTCTACCATATCTTCAACATCTACCATGGGACGCCTTACTTCATTATCAAACTGAATAGTAGTCCATAGTGATGGATTAGAACCACTTTTAGCTAGCCACCCTATATCTTCTGTTATAAATTCTGGCATAACTGTATTATTAGGCATTAATATAGGTGTTTTAGTTGCTAAGGATTCGAGCCACGCTAAGCCCATGCCCTCGCCATGGGTAGTGCTTATAACAACATCGCTAGCATTATAAATTAAATTCAAAACTTCTCGTGGATAGCCTTGATTAGGACCAAAATTTTTAGGGAAAATAACGTCTTTAGACGTATCAAAACCAAAAGTTTTACATACTTCAGCTAAGTCCCAGCCTTGATCTTTAATAGCCATATGACAGTAAAGCAGTGAATCAGGCACATATTTTCTAAACTCTTCAAGAACGGCAATTGTTCTTGGTATATCCTTACGTTGTTGATTCCTATTCACATTCGTAATAATAAATTTATCAGCTAATGGACCAAAATATTGTTTCCTAAAATTCATAACCTCTTCTTTTGGCAAAGGATGAAACTCTCTTGTATTAACACCGTGTGGTATAACCAATATATCTCTGTCAATTCTTTTTAGAGTTTCTTGTTTCCCAAACTCAGAGTATGCAACTAAATAATCGACATTCTTTATATTAGCCGCCCATTCATCTTTAATAATAGAATCTACTGGATAATAACAAATAGATCTAAATGGTTTAGTTCTATTATTCTTTAAATATTCTAATAACATGGGCACAAAATTTAAAATAAAGCTATCTTGTAAAAAGAACAATAAATCGAAATCCATTAATGGGATCATATTTAAAACTTTCTGCCTTCCATACGGATCTTTTTGATTATTTGTCCCAGTAGGCCATATTCTATAAGGAAAATCATGCGGATCGCCCCAATAATTAATCCCCAGAATCTCAATATCAAATCTACCAGTCCTATACAACCCTTCAAAAATATTACGACTCACTGTAGCAAACCCAGTCGCACACGTAGGACTATCGCAGTATCCTAAAACCTTAATTTTCTTCTTTGCCTGCTTTCCCTGCTTAACAACTACTCCTTTTCTACTTTTCCTTTTAGCCATTATCAAACCTCCGTAATCTTATTTTTAATAATGTATCATAATAATCCTTAAACCATTTCCTATCTGAATTAGCTTTAATATTACAACGTCTACATAGCGTTATTAAATTAGTTGGTTCACAATTCTTTTTATCATAATCGATATGATGTACAGTTAAATCATCTTGATCAATTCGATCACATAATGGATTTAAACACCTATAACCATCCCTCTTTTTAATTGCTTCTTTAAACCCTTTTATATACCATTCTTTACAATATTCATCTCTAGACACGCCCCCTTCCCAATTAACATTTCCTTCACCAGTAATATTATCATAATAACAGTATCTACATCGATAACCTTGTACCCAGTCAGACCAACTAACTTCCCAAATATGATCATTTGGACAAATACATTTTAATTTTTGTTTATTATTTTTATATTCAGTAGTCAATAAATAATAACCTTCGTTTTCAAAACTTTGCTTAACTTCATATATAGTCTTTTTAATATTATTGGCACATTTAGCACATCTATACCCTAATTTCCAATTCGACCAAGTTATATAATATTTATGCCCATTAGGACAAATAAATACTAGTTTTTGTTTGTTATTAATATACTTTTTAGTTAATAGCTTATAACCTTCTTTCTCAAATGCGTTTTTAATATAGTCATATGAATATCTGGCTCCGCCATTACAATATTTACATCTATGTTTACCAGCCGACCAAGCATTCCACCCTATTCTAAAGAAATGTCCGTTAGGACATAACACATCTAATTTAAATTTACGGTTTATGTACTTATCAGATAATAATATATATCCCTCTTTAGCCATTTCATTTCGTATAAACTCAATTGACACTGGAACATTTCTTGAACAATAATAACACCTAGCACCTTTTTTCCAATTAGTCCATGAAATACTATGCTCATGGCCATTAGGACATCTATATTTATACTTGGTACGTCCATTAACTTTTTCGCTGCCTATTAATTCATACCCTTCTAACTCAAAAGAATGTTTAACATAGTCTAATGACACTCTGTTGACCTTCTCAACTATAGTTATACCGCAATCATAAATTCCGTACCTACCGTTAATTTTAGTCCTTACATTTTTATCCGTAACATGCCATCTCTGAGGTTCTAATGTGTATTTTACTTTAAATCCTAAACCCTTAAAAAAATTAACGTCATATATTCTATTGTCCATGCAAAGTATTAACTTATAATAATTTTTAAACCTATTAATAAAATGCTTAATAGAACTATAATCAATATATCGATCATATAAATCAATCAGATATTCCATATAGTCTATCTCGTGCGTTTCTATATCACGTAGATTATCTACCTTAATACCACAACTATCTAAAATAAATCTTTTGACGTCATTTTTATATAATTCAAGGTCATCAGAAAAAATAGTTAATAGTCTATATCCAACTTCATTACATCTATCCAACTTAATTTTGTGATAGTCATAATCTACAAATTTATCAGAATGCCAATATAAACCACAATATTCAATCGCTAATTCACAATCAGGAATAACAACATCTAATTCTAAGGGGTATATCAATTCCCTGTCGTGTAATTTATATTTTATATTATATTCGTTTAACAAGTCTATAATTTCTTGTTCGCCTGATGAAATATTTACGCCGCATCTTGGGCATCTACAACCTTGCTGCCAATCATTCCATCTCACAAAATATGTATGTCCATTTGGGCACTCTAACTTTAATTTAGTAAATGCGTTATTATATTCAGAGCTTATCAACTTATAATTTTCTTTTTCTATATGTTGTCTTATATAAGCGTAATTTAATTTATATTTATTCGATAATTTAATATAATGACACTGTTTGCAACCATGGCCAGCTTTCAATTTAGAATAATATGTGGTAAAAATATGGCCGTTCTTACATTTTACAACAATTTTAGAATCTGCGCCTTTAAATGGTCCTTTATAATATAATAACACAAGATTCATAGAATGTAAAAGCTCTAATAATATTTCTTTAGATATACGTTTTTTGTTAAAATAACATTTCCTACATCTAGTACCGCGCTTAAAAGATTGATAAGAAATTTCTAATATATGTCCACTTGGACATTCACATTTTAATTTTTGTTTAGTATTTTTATATTGTTTTGCATCAATTAACAATACATAACCTTCTTTTTCAAACAGGCGTTTAACATCATCATAATGTACTTTATATGAACAAAATGGGCATCTACGCCCCTTCTTCCAGCTATTAAAAGTTAATTCAAAAACATGTTTATTAGCACATTCAATTTTTAATTTTCCATAAGCGCCAACATAATTTTTTGATATTAACCTATAACCTTCCAATTCTATTATATTTTTCACATACTCAAAACTATATTTGCGGCCCATGTTTCCATATGAATTTTTTATGCCCACAATCCCAAACTCTATCTATACCATTTTCTAACATGTTTTCATATTCAGTTTTATTTGGATCAAATTTATCTAATTTCTTAGATAATACAGATTTACGAAATGAAAACCTATGAGTTCGTTTATCATTAATAACATAAAAATAATTAGTTTGTGTCATTTTAACAAATTCAAATCCCAATTTACTATACACATTTCCCGTAGTAAATCTTAAATCAGCATAAGTAGTAATATCTCTATCAGCATAATATCTAACAAAATTTAAGAACATCTTACTAGCCAATCCAGGTATGTTATTATTCAGTAACGAACAAAACCTGTCCATTTCAAGGGCGTGACTGTTTCTAGATAAATTTCCTTGACGAAATGACATTACACCAACCAAACGACCATTATAAAAAGCCCCTAAATCAAACTTTTTTCCATAATTCCTACCATGTATATGATTATCATCTAAAAATCTATTAGCAAGTTGTGTGCCAATTGGAGAGATTGTACATTCTCTTGCGCCACATAACCGTTTAGATAAGTTAAGCTTATTTTTTATTACGGATAAAACAATTGGTAATTTATACATAATCTCGTCTTCAAAAAACTGGACCAGTGAGATGCCTTCTGACTGCAACGCTAATAGTTTATCACGCATATATAATCTAGGTCTAATCACCCTTTTACGCAATTCATCTTCATAAATTAAATTAAATTTATACAGACTAAAGACATATAATACATCATTTATCAAACAAACTATATCTAATTCTCCTATAGGACCAGACGTAATTTCTAAATCAGTATAAGATTTTAACTCATTTAACAAAACCTTAACATTATTATCAAATAAATTTTTGCTATTATTAATAAATATATCTCTCATAACCATTTTTTGATAACTCATAATAAATCCACCTTAATATTATTTTGATTTTTTTAAATTTTTAACTCCTATAAACGGTGAAGTATAAGATTTTCTAGCATTCTCTTGTACAATAACTTTTGCCGCTGGATTTTTCTCAAAATATTTATCAGCTTCTTTTTTAGAGATAGATATCATTCTTAAAAAATCCTGAAGAGGTACATTCTCATAAACCAATTTAGGATCATACACCGTAGATAAACGCTGTCTTGGATAAAGCTCTTTTCCATTAGCTATTAAATTTTTCTGTGTAGACTCTATCTTACGTAAAATATAGTTCTTAAGCTCTCGTTCTCTTTTATCTATAATTCGCTTTTTGCTTTGTATATCAAGATATTCTTTAATTAAATCTTCATCACTATAATCTTCTGGCTTTCTTTTAATAAAAACCTTACCGCCTACAGCTTCTTGATAAGCCGTGCAATTTTCTGTAAAATCACACCAATTACACATATCATTTAATGTAGGTTTAGCGTCTTCTTTCTCCAACTTCAACATTTCATTATAAATCACAGTAACATACTCTAAAAAACTTTGCCTTTCCTCAACAGTTCTGTATGTATAAACAGGATCTCCACGTAAATAATCCAATGATAAAACAATACGTTTATATTTTGGGTACTTAATAGAAGCCACTAAATCATAAATTGATAACTGTATATCAGATTTTAATTCATCCTGAGTTTCAAAATACTTAGATGTCTTATAATCAGTCACTAAAAGTGTGTCATTATTAATTTCCTCAATTTTATCCATTGCTCCTATTAATATAACACCAGTATCTGTCGTCACTCTAAATCTTTCTTCAACTGCTATTATTTTACCATTTACAAAGTTTTTCAATCTCTCCATTACCATGTCCATACCATCTTTGTAAATGACAGGATCTTCAATACCTTCTTTAGCAGCTATACTGCTGTATTCTTCACGTATTCTTTTTATATCCTCAGCAGTAAATTTTTCTTGCTTCTGCCATATTTGACCAGCTAGAAATAATGCGCCATGCACGGCTAACCCTAATTTAAATGACAAATTAGGTTTTCTTGGCAGTTTTAAAACATAATTACACCAATATTTCCATTTGCATTGCAAAAACATTGACAGCCTAGTGGCAGAAACCATTATTATATCATTCATCTTATCACCTCAATTATTTTCAATATAGTATAACGCTTGTAGTATAGCGTCTGTTATATCATTGCCATTATTAAATGTTAATTCTTTCAACTTACTCTTATACTTATTCTTCACAAAATCAAAAACATCTGCTTTAGTTCGTAATTTAAAAAATGCTCTAACAGCATTAGGATTCAAATAGACAGCGGGTTTATGGTGCTTAAACACTAAAAAATTTACCATCCCTATAAATTGTGATAGGGTTTTTAATGTTTTAACGTTCTTTAAATATGTCTCTTCTACTAATATTATATCTGGCTCTAAAGTAAATATCAAAGATTCTAAATAATTATGAAACCAATACAATTTTGCCATAACATCTAAATTCGGTATAGATATAGTACCAAAATGTAATAATTTAGCATCTTCATTTATCAAAGCCCAGCCAGTAGATACAGAAGACACATCTAAAGAAAGAACTTTCATTATATAGTCTCCCAACTAAAATTGCAGTTTGGGCAAATATAAACATTACCTTCTCTAATTACTGGATTACCGCACCTCAAACAATTATCAATTAAATCTGACATTGATGCATGCTCATTATTTCCATTATCCTCTATCTCTACATAATCATCTAATTCAGATAAATCATTATTTAACAAATCGATAGCATCCGGCGCCAATTCTATAATGTCAAAAAACTTATCGTTTTTTAAACGTATTGAACAAAAACATTTTTTACAGACTAAATATCTTATTTTTACTTCAGAACCACAATCATCGCATTTAAAAACATCATCACCGACATCCAACAAATCTATACTACCGCAATTAGGACATTTCATATTAGACCTCCATCATTTCAATCAAATTTCCAACAACATCTACATAATCTTCATGAATTATTAAAGCTACTGGAGCAAATGCCTGATTATCTTTCATATCAGGGTATTGTGATGTCACAAACATCAACTTTGATATATTTGGTAAGAGAACTACATCCGCATTATATTTATCATCATGCAATAAAACATCAAAATCTCCATCCTTATCACTAAACAATTTACTATCCAAATCACTATATTTTCCACATCTTGGCAAACGTACACTATATTGTGTATTGGATACTTTAAATTTATAATTTCTAGAAGGTAACAATAACATTGTTGGAGTACCAATAACCTCTGTACTTTTATCCCTTTTCATTTTTTTCTTAGGCATTAATTATACCTCCTAATAATAATTTAAGTTCATTAATAGATAAATCAGCAGGATCTTTACCTGTATATGGTAAAAATATCGGTTTAACGTCAATCTTATCCTTCATATTTTCTAATGCATCTATAGTACCTTCTATACCAGCCTTATCTGCATCAAAAAGAAGATAAACACATTTAACATATTTATATAATAAGGCTTGTTGCCCTTCTGTAATTCTACTGCCCATACAAGCTACCACATTTTTATAGCCTGCCATAAATAGCTTCCATACAGATTTAAATCCTTCTACTACAATTATTTCTCTTCCACTTCCCATATACATCTTAGCATTATATAAATTGTACAAAACATCATTCTTTTTAAAATTTTCAGTCAGTATATATTTACAGTTATCTTCAGCCTGTCCAGTAATATCTCTACAGCTATAGGCAACTAACACACCATTTTCATCTCTAATAGGAATAACTTCTCTTTGCAATCCAAATTTATCTACATACCCACCGCCAACTTCAAAGTGATCCAACACTTCTTTGGGAAATCCACCATTCTTAGGTTTTTCAAAAAAATTAGTCCTAAATTTCTTAAAACTATCTAAATATTCCTCATTAACCAGTGCCGGCGGCATATATTGATTATTAAAAATTTCCTGAATAAATTTCTTTTTATCTAAATCATCTTTATACTTAGCAAATAGTTGAGGATCATTAACATTTAGCCCAGTAATATTTTCTAAATATTCAATGGCTTCTCTAAAGTTTAAATCCAACATGTACATAATTAAACTAATTACGTCATATCCAATTTCTTCATGACAATGGTGAGAAAAACAAACCCAATTTTTAGTCGCTTTATTCATTCTAAATGCAGTTTTATTATCACCGCCATGTACTTTACAAGCAGCTCTTACTTCCTTAGCAGTTTCTTTATAAATAACAAAACCTAACGATTCTAATAATGCTCTTGCATCAACAGCTTCTTTCAACCGCTCTATTCTATAACGTCTATCTTCATCAGAATAGCTGCTCTTTTTCGTCTTCGCCATCATCTATTGACTCCTCAAAAACCTCTTCAATGCTAGTATCTTCATCACTAAACATAATCTCATCTTTTTCTTTATTAACGTAATTATCATAGTCTATAAGTTGTTTTGATGCCTCCTCAACTTTCAACAAGCGTTTTAAAAAATAATACCCAATACCTTCCTCCGGCGTTGTTCCCCCTCTCCTGCTATCTGTTATAACCAATTTATAATTACCATAATCTTTTTCGAAAGGATGGACTTTATCAAACTCCTCTTTAGTTTTTGGTTTAAAAACCATGACCACATCAGAGTATCTCAATATTCGATCGCTGTCCGCTATATCATTTTGCCTATTAATTTGATTAGCACATAAAAACGGTATTTCAAGTTCTCCAGCTAAATCTTTTAATGCAGTTGTAACATCTCCTAATATTTGATATTCTTTCTTATTCCTAAAATCTGCTTGTCCTGGAGCTTTAATATAGTCAAATATGGCCAGACCTATATCCTCAATATGTTTATATTTATTATACAACGCTGTTAATTTATCTAATGTATATCCTGGCATAAACTCATGAAACAGCTTTCCTTTTTTAATTATCGAAGCCGCCAATTTTAATCTATCATATTCTTCATCACTATAACCGCCGTGTGTTATCCGTCGCTCAGGAACATTGGAAAGCATTGATAATATTCTACTTCTCCATTGATTAAAATCCATTTCAGTATCAACATATAAAACTGGTTTTCTTAAATTATAAGCTACATAAGCTGCTACATTACTTAAAAAAGTGCTTTTGCCTTGCTTTGGCCTTGCACATAGCACTGTTAACGTTCCTGGTATTAAACCGTCTATACGTTTATCCAAAATAGAAAATCCAGTCGGTAAGCCACAAAATTCAACTTCATTTTGACGGCGCTCCTCTAAATATTCATCAATGCCGTCAGCTAAATCCTTGGCTTCTTTAATAGCCTTTGAACTCAAAGACAAATCCAATAATTCTTTACTAACTTTACCAATAAGATCAGCAGCTTTAAGCTCATCTTCTTCTGCTGCTTTTTCAACCAGCTTGACATTTTCGGTTAGTTTGCTATACAATTTATATTTAGCGCTTGCATTCAATACTACTTGGATGCAAAAATTTAAATTCAAGCTTGACAAATCCATATCGGCTAACGCAGTAATATAACTTTGCAAGCGATCATTCAGTATGTTATTTTTCCTAGCTTCATTAATAACCAAATGCACATCTAAATGCTTAATCCTTTTCCTTATTAAATCCTCAAAAATCATCCATATTAATTTATGCTCATCATCCAAAAAATCGCTAGCATTAATAAAAATAGAAATAACATAATAATTATCCAAACTCTTAAAACAATAAGATAATAACGCTCTCTCATAAAAACTCTGCTTAAAACTAAATTTAGTCTTTACATCATCCATATTTATATGCGCCTCTCCGTTTTAACTAATTTGTATTCAAATTCCCGTCTATTCAACTCTCGTTTGAATGCGTTTATCAATTCTACGTAATATTTCTCTAAATTTTCTGTCAATTTAAGTTCATACTCTAAAATTTCAATATCTTCAACTAAACGTTTAACAGTAGCATCCATCTCACCTAATTTGATGAGTTTTTCTGCTTTAGTTTTAGCTTTAACCTCAGACATATTTAATTTTCTTTCCAACAAGTGTTTCTTCTGCATAAGTTTTACTTTAGAAGCATTAGTTTGAGAAGTGAAGTAAATTAAAAATTGTGCAAGACCGATAGTATACCTACTTATATCAGCAGAGGAGATTTGTTCCAATGCTTGCGGATTAAAGCTAAAAATTTCTTCCATTAAAATGTTATTCTTTGGCATTTTAAATAGCATTAAATCCTCAGCCCGTTTACTTAAATAAGTGCTTATAGCGTCCATAATTATTACCTCAAGTTAAATTCTAACCATTGTCTAAATTCTTCAAAAGTTAATACTCTGATATTTTTGTACTTAATAGCAGCACAACGTGCTTTTAACCATTCCCGTGCTCCTCTTTTAAACCCGTCTCCTTCCAAAACTATAATAACGTTATGCTGCCTAAATGCAAGAGCAGATTCAAAAAGATAGGGGAGTTTTTCATCAACCGACCCATTTACTTGTTGAGATCGGCACTCAATTCGAATACCATTATCTAATGAATAACCATCTTTCAACAACAAAAATTCGCTTCTACCGCTACTACCATATATAGTCGTATAAGGGACGTTTTTTAATAGGATATATTCTGTGTCAACACCGAATCTACCAGATATCCACTCTTTATATGTTAAGCTTATTACATCATAATTTTTAATTAATTCCTCTACACGATGTTCCAAATCCCGCCCATTTAAATTAGCAATTTTTCCTTGAATACTCATAATAATACCTCCTTTTCCTTTCCATTAATCATACACAACTAACACTTCTTCAACTTTTGGACGGCTATAAGCACTTATATACCTACAAGTAATTTTCCTTCTGCTAACGTCTCCATTCTTATATAATATATCAGTAACACCAGGAATCCAATGATTAGAAATTAAAACTAAGGACGATGATTTTTCAGCTAACTTAACTAGTTTTTCATGCATCTCGAAAGTAAAACCTTCGCTAGTATAATCAGTAAAATTAGAAGTATCTGTTAACGGCAAATATGGAGGATCACAGTAAATAACATCATTTTTGCTACATTCATTAAAAGTAGCCTCAAAACTTTGACATTTAAAAATGTATCTGTTTATTCTACTTAACAAAGACAGCATTTCTTCCTCTGGAAAATAAATATTTTTATATTTACCAAAAGGAACATTAAATTTACCACTTGCATTATATCTACACAACCCATTAAAACAATGCCTGTTTAAATATAAAAAAAGTGCTGCTCTATAATAATCAAAATCTAAATTATTAAAAATTCTCCTGTTATAATAATAAATATCCTTATTATTCCCATCAATAAACAATTGTTTACAATATTCAATAAAATCCATTCTATACTCTTTTAATATATTGAAAAAGTTAATAACATCATTATTAATATCAGCTATTAAATATTCATCGGCTTCAATATTAAAAGAAACTACAGCTGAACCTGCGAATGGCTCTACAAAACGCTTTGGTTTCACTGATATAGCGCCTACAATAAAATCCAGACTCTTGGTTTTACTACCAGCCCATTTCAAAGGTGATTTAACATGCTTTCTCATCTTCACTTCTTTCTTCCCAAATAGGACGTTTGCCAGTACATAAATAATCTCTAGCGATTACATTACCATTTTCATCTGTAAATTCAACATAATCACTCAACATGCCTATTTGCCTACATTGAAACGATAAATTACAATATTTCCAATCCCCCTTTATAGTGCCATCATCTAATGGAACAAAATCTGGACAATCTTTTTCCATATCAGGATCTCTTGGGTCTTTCTTTTTATCAGTTATTATATCTACCATATCTTATCCCACCTCTTTCAATAGATGCATTAACCTATTCAATAAATAATCTTTACTCAATTCGTCTTCAGAATGAATATACAATAAAAGAATGTTATTAGCTTGACAATATTCTTGTTTCAAATTATCCCTATATTTAGATTTCAAAAAACCTTCTTTATCAGTATGAAAATGCTTAACAAAAAAATAGTGCTGTTTACCCTGCACCTCTATAAGTAAATTAAGTTCTTTTATAAAAAAATCAAAAAACAGCCTAGTACCTTTATAATAAATATAATACTCAGGCACTATTGTATAAAACGGAAAAATAGTTCTTAAAAGATCATATGTTTTATCAGCTAGTTTACTCATATTTAAAACCATATTTAAGAGACAACAAACGTCTAAACCATTTCATATACCATCCACGATGTTTATTAACTCTACTATTACAACTTCTACATAATGTTATTAAATTAGATAAATTACAGTTCTTTTTATTGTAATCTATATGGTGTACAACTAAATCATTAGTATTATAACACCCAGCGTTATTACACATATAGCCATCACGCCATTTTATAAACTCTTTAAATTCACTATCACGCCACAAATCACAATAAGGCTCAAAAGATATGCCGCCTCTCCACATCGGATTCCCTGAACCAAACTTGTTAATTCTATTGCATATAGGACATCTCCTACCTTGTTTCCACTTATCCCATGTTATATAAGCTACATGTCCATTGGGACACTTATATTTTAGTTTCGTGCTACTATTAATATATACTTTACTTAATAGCTCATAGCCTTCACGAATAAATGCTTCTTTAACATATTCATAAGAAAGCTTAGCATTTCCAGCACATATCGCGCATCGCTTACCATTTACCCAATCTCTCCATGTCGTATAATAAAAATGCCCGTTAGGACATTTAAATTTTAATTTGCTATTTCTATTAATATACTCTTTGGTTAATAATACGTAGCCCTCTTTTTTAAATTCATTTTCAATATGTTCAATAGATTTTCGCTGTTTACTAGCTGCTTTTAATCTACCACACTCAAAACATCTATGACCCTTTTGCCAATTACCCCATAAAATGTTACCATAATGGCCGTTAGGACAAATAAAATACAATTTTTGCTTATTATTTTTATAAACAGTGGTTAACAACATATAACCTTCTCTTTCAAAAGCTTCCTTAACGTCTGCATATGTCCACTTGATGCGTTTAGTACAAATAGAACACCTTACACTAGATCTCCAATTAGCAAAAGTAGTTATATACTCGTGTCCCTCTGGACATCTAACAAACAAAGTGGAGTAATAACCACAATAATCATTTAACAACACATATCCTTCCTTAGCCAATACGTCCTTAACATAATTAGTTGTTAGTTTTTTAGGCATACTATTTATTTAATCCCAACATCTTTATAACTTCATTTTTGAGTACTTCACTCTTTTTATCATCATTTTTTATCATAAAAATCAAATTATCTTTACCTTGTATATTTTCACCCTCATATTCAAACCAGGCGCCTTTTTGATTTATCAAACCAAATTGGATAGCTAGATCAACAACTTCACCGAGATAATTATAACCTTGACCATAAATTAAATCGATACTAGCAGTGCGCCAAGGTGCTGCTAATTTATTCTTAACAACAGTAAATTTACATCTATGTCCTATAACTATACCTTCATCAGATATAATGCGTGATGATCCAGTTTCGCCGCCGTCAACCTTAATACGAGTGGTCGAATAAAATGACAATGCCTCACCACCAGTTGGGACTTCATTGTTACCCCATTTACCTATATTATGTCGTATTTGATTTACAAAAATTAATAAAGTATTAGTGTAATTCGCCACAGGGGTCAGCTTTACACATGCTTTACTCATTAACCTTGCCAATAACCCTATATAATTATCCCCAATTTCTCCTTCAGCCATATCTTTAGGTAATAGCGCTGAAACACTGTCTATTACCAAAACTGACAATTCTCCAGTCTTCATTAACATTTCGGCTATTTGTAAATTATCATCTCCAGTATATGCCTGTACTATATCCATAGAATCTGGATTTACACCTACAGAAGCTCCCATATTTCTAACTAATTTAGGATCTAATGAATGTTCAGCATCGATATATGCTACCTTTAATCCTTGCTTCAAGGCTTGCATACATACACTTAAAGCCAACGTTGATTTCCCACTGCTATTTGGGCCATACATTTCATGCAATCTTCCACGGGCTAAACCACCAATACCTAAAGCAGAATCCAATGCTAAACAGCCTGTAGGTATAACTTCCACTTTTAAATCTTCATGAGATTTCAACTCACTAATTACTTCACTACCATATTTCTGAATAATTGCTTTTTTTGCTAATTCTAAAGTACTAACTTTTTCCTTAGATTTTTTCTTTTTAGCCATAATTACCCCTCTAATCCATTTAATATTTTTTGTAAATTATCAGTAGAAGTCTCTATTTCTTTTTCAATTTGCTCTTCTATGTTATCTGAAATAGCTTCAGTCTCCACCGCCCTATTTTGTTCACTTATTCTATTCATTAATCTCAATGCTTTATCAGTAACCCATGCCATCTTCTTTTGACCTAAAATACGAATATCTGGTATCCTATCAAAATTAAATTCCTCAATATTATCAAAAATAGTATTAATAATAGCAGCAGCCTCCTGAATAGCATTAAAATAATTTAATCCCTCTGCTTCTCTAGACTCTACTAATAAACGTAAATACTTTAAATCCACTTGATAATTACCAAAAACGTAAGTATTTGCATCCAAATGGTATTTTTCATATAATCTATTATAAAATAACTTACGCAAATCTTTCAACGTCGTTATTTTTTCATCAATAATAATAGGCTCTAACACCTTATACCCAGCTTCAATAGCTAGATCGCGGGCCTCTTCTTTAGAGCGCACTACTCTATAGCCATGCTCTTCAACAATACGCATAGCTTCATCTAACTGCTTTTTATCAAAATCTTCTCCGCTAAAAATATCAAATGTTTTCATATCATTTTCAATGTAGAAACTAATGTGATATAGTGTTCTTCATCAGATTTAAAAACAACGAATTTTAAATCATCGTTTATACATAAATCTATAACATCGTACATAAAAAATTCCAACACGCTCTCTAATAGCCTACCGTTAACAGCAAATGAAAATGGTTGATCTATATTATAATCTAAATCATATGTAGTTTCAACTCGTATATTTTTAACATTAATTTTATTTTCATAAAATTCAAAAATAACTCTATTATCGTCCTCAGCATCAAAAGTGTCGGATATAGTTTTTAACGTATCATACACCGCTAGTCTAGGGAATTTATAGATTTTACTTACATTACTCAATAAATCCTTATAATTTGGGTATTCTTCATTAATTATTAATGATCCAGATAAAAATATATTATCAAACTGTAAATATGCATATTTAGAACCAAATTTTATAAATACTTGTCGATCTAAATCAAGTAAACTACGAAGTACGCTAGCTAAACCATAACTAAACAGTGCTACCCTCTCATCTATATCAGTTTGCACTGGTATTATATATTCTGCCAACCTAAGGCCATCAGTACCAACAAAAACTATCTTGTCCTTATAAATTTTTATATATAAACTAGCCAAAGCCTTTCTAATCTCACTAGGATTAATTACATGTAGTGTTTTTATAATGCCATCTTTAAGAATACTGCTGTTTAAAATTAAATCGGCCTGTTTGCTAATTTTTATTATTGGAAACATGGCGGGATTATAAATATCAAAATGTAATTTACGGTAGGAATATTTGCCATCCTCAAAAAATGTTTTGGCTTTCACTAGACCAGATTTAGTAATTAAAAAATGAAACTCCTTAGTGCCGCTAACCTCTAAAAACGGTTTAAATTTAGCAATATAGCCCTTTAAATCTCTAAATTTGAATAATGCGATGCCTTCTTCAACAATAGTAGCTGTATCAGACTTTATAACTATAGATATTGAACCGTTCGTGGCTTTAAAATAAAGTGCGTCTCTTGCTTCCATACATACCATGCCAACCACACTATCTTCTGCCTGTCTCACTATATTATTGAGTTTATTAAAAATTTGCTGTAATTCTACCACAGAAATCTTAAATTCCATAATCCACCTCTCAACTTTTTATCTATATTATAACACAAAAATTCAATTTTGTTAACTATTTTTTAAAATTAAAATCATATTCACTTGGAGGTGTGTACCCCTTATCGACGAAATTAAAGTCTGATTGATTAATACTTGCTGCTAAATAGCTAGCCCATCTATGTTTGGGTCTTCCACGTGAAGCTATGCTGGCCTTTAAACTACTTAATTTATCAATAAACGGATAAATACTAGCTGTTAAATCACATTCTCTATATGCAGAAACCCGATCTATTAAATCTCGAACGGCCTCGTCTATCGAATTATAATTATTAATATTAAAAATAAACTTAGATCTTACTGCTCTCCGTTCAATCATACTATTATCATCATGAATATATGAGTATGCCCAAATAGTCCAATGCCTACCCCTATCCACCTTATAAACCTTATTTTCCCCACTTACATAAAAATAATGATAGGGCTCAGCACCATCTTTCCTAAACATTAATTCAACAAAACGACGCCACTGCTCTCTGCCCCTAGAATCTAACTTTATAACTACCTCATGGGTCTTCGGTTTAATATATTCTGGCAATTCACTATAATTCGGCTGTAATACAGGTCGTATGCTCGCTGACAAATCGGAAGATCGTAATATACCTTGCACAACAGCATATAAATTCTTCATATAATAATTACCATACAAAATATCTATAGTATTAACATTATAATAGCTGCGTTTAGGTCTAATCACAACTCTATCTACAGTATATTTTAACACTTCAGGTAGAAAACTGTAAGTAGTTTTATCCTCAACATAATACGATTCTGCATTAACACTAGCCGACAAATCTAAATACTCGTTGCTAGCTCTTAATGGAAAAACAGATGCTTTAAGATCTTTTTTGTATATAGTATATAAGTAACCAAATAAATTACTAAAAGATGAAGCAAAACATGAATAATTAATAATAGCATTAAGATCCTTGTGCTCCAATAAAGATATAAGTAAAACTTTCTTCAAATGCACTACTTTTGGTATTATTTTTGCATATAATTCAATAGAAGACCCTCTTGGTATAAGTATGGCAGCTAAATTTTTACCTTCAACTCCAGCAATTTTAGCTGGCAATAGATATTCATAAAAACTACTAATGATAGCACGTAAATTAAAAGGAACCTTAATACCTTTATATCCATGAATTGACGCTTCCAAATATTCCGGTTCAACAGCAAATACGGCTGCCCGCAAATGGCCTGGCCCATATTTACCGTTAATAAAAGACAATAACGATTTAATAGCAAAGCCGTGTGCGCTGCCATATAAATTAACTGGGCCTATAATTTCAATAGCTGCGGATAAATTCGCCAAAGTTGTAGATTGAATTATAGCCGGCAAATCATATTTATAAACAGAAGCTATTAAACCTAATAAATCAAAAGTATCATAACTATGTAACTTACCGCGTAAGTATTTAATACCGCGTTGATAAATTTTATAGATATTACCACTTAAATTTAAACTACCATGCCACCATTCACCGTTAATATAAGAAAGCAAATCACGAATTTCTATAACATTCAAATACGCTGATAAATTAACAGGCAAATGCATAGCAATAATAGATGAAATATCTGACGTATCAAACCCGGCAAGCAAAGCGGTTATACCTGAAGTAGCAAAACCATGTAAAGAAGCATATAAATTAAAAGGCGGTATAGACCTTATAGTAACACCAATATTATAATATGCTTGAATAGTACTACGCACATAAGCATTTAAATCAAGAAAATTTGCACTAACATACACATGCGCAGATAAATCAGCATTAAATGGATTAGCATATATATAACCACTGACATCACGTATACCGCCATAAATACATGGAAGATGTAATATCTGAATTGATCCAGGATAGGAGATTGTAATAGTAGGACAAGATTTTAAATATGTATAAGTGGTATGTGTATGTATACCAAAAGCTTGTAAAGAAGCTCTCAAATCAGCAGTATTAGGCAGCCCAAAGCTAAAACGTACATTTGTAAAATCTGGAGCTGTATAACCAGTTTCAGTAAATTTAAATGGAATGTTAGTAAATGGTGGTCTATTACTATAAGCCATTTAAAAGTTCCTTTTACTCAGGTATTACCCAATCATAAATTAATGCATTGCGAGAATCATCACCATAATAAGCTACGATAAAATGTGCACCATCAGATGCAGACGTAACAGAAAATTTACCATTACCGGAAGACACCGTGCTTCCCACTAAATTGCCTGTCTCTCTATTATATAGTCTAATTAATATTCCAGAAGTAGTTACACCATCAACCTCAACAGTACCTGAACAGATAAATTTAACCCAAAAATAATAATCTTCACTAGTGCCCATTCCGGGCACACTAACATACCATACATTCTCTCCACCACTCCAAGTTATACCAGAAGTTGTTACTTCAACATTATCACTCCCAGACACGGTACTAATAAGCTGATTTCCATTTTTATTATAAAAATTTACTTCATAACTACTTAGTTCTCCATTAGTATTAGGAATTATTTTCAATGATTGTATCTTATCATAAACCGTTGTTTGATAAGGATAAGGGCTAGAAAATACAATCGCATTAACCGCAGAAACAAAAGAAGGCTCTGGATAAGTATACTTTCTAACTATAAAATTATCAAATTTTACCAAAGAAAGCGTAGATGCATTATGAGACGTAACACTCATACCAATATCCTGCGTCGAATATGCGCTGGATAAAGTAACTGAACCTATTAAACTCCAATTTTCACCATCTGTACTATAATAACCACTAAAATTTGTACCTTCTTTAATTAACCTTAAATATGCAGGATAAGATGAAGATCCAGATTGAATGTTGGAATCTAAATACCCGTTTCCATCAGAATCTGTTTGAAGATTCCAACCATTACCAGGAGTGATAGCTAAGAAGGCATACCCCAACGATGAACCAGCCCCTGTCATATCATTTCTAACTGCTAATCCAGCTTTTGCCCAATTATTTGTATTTTGCTGTTCAATTACCTTGACTGTAGCAACAAAATCCCCTGTTACAGATTGGTATACCGCTCCGTATTGATCACTGCTAGTCCATGTATCACTACCGCCTGCCTTTATCTGCATTTGTTCTGCAGTTTCAGTAAAAGACGTGCCTGCTGTGTTATCAACATCAACCGTGGACCACGCAGTATCCATCGAATCATCATCAAAATCATCAAAAATTATAAATGTATTTTTTCCATTACTCACATTTTCCGCTGATGAATTACCGTAATAACAATAAATAATTGTATCTACATCTAAATTATCTTTTATTTTAACCCAACAATACGCAGTTCTACTAGGCGATGTGCCCTCTACTTTCTCTACCCAAAATGGTAAAATGCTAACGTCATCATTATCAACAAAACGTAAATCGCCAGATTGATTAGTGCTCGATGGAAAATTATAAGAACACCCCTGAACATGAAAATCACACCCACTAGCCGTAGCACTTTCTCCTACTTTAAGAAGAACTTGGTAATTACTACCGGCACCGGTAGAACCAGAAATAGTCAACTTTTTTTTATAAGCCCAATGAAAAAGAGGCTCTTCTGTATAAAGTTCGTAAATTTCATCTGGAGTCAACCAGCTGCGGTACCTAAAATCAAAAATTTTTAGTTGATCTATAACACAATCCATTTGACCATCGGCTCCATAATACCTCAAAGTAGCATAGTGACCACTGCCATCAGACGAGCCATATTGTGAGTAAGTCGTATCAATATGAAGATTACCATTTACCCATAACTGGATGCGGTCATCGCTTGTTCTATATTGATAAACGAAATGATACCATGTATTTAAAGAAGGAGTAAATCCTTCGCTCTCATTATTGTATTGATGAACATCAAAACCTTTATTTGAATACGGCCCGCTTCGTGCAAGGTGGATTCTCTTGCCTCCATAAGTACGAAGCAGTGCAATTCCTGTATTATTTGCCCCATCTGCCAAACCAAAAAGTATAGGGTATGAGCTGCTTGTTCCCAATGAGGTAAACTTGACCCATACAGAGATCGCCATATCATTAGTAAGTTTTTCAGATGGGTCGGCATAACCCCACTCATCATTATCAAATTCCAATGCCTGCCCAATTTTACCAGTTACTTGGGAAGGAAAAGTAGTTCCTTGAAGAGTAATATCTACATTATGATTCGTTTCATCATAAAGCGTTGAACCAGAAATAGTATCCATTGTATAATACATAAAAAGAGGGCCATAATCAAATATCTCCGCTACACAAAAAAGCCGCCCTATCGGCTGAATAGTATAACCAGAGCTAGCATCTACATTTCCAGCCTCATTAGCCCCAAAATAAGAATAACACTGAACTCCAGAAATAGTTACATTCACTAGTTGTGGAATATCATCATAAGAAGAGTCATTAAAATAAAATGAGATAACTAAATTCTTGCTCAAATCAATAGAAAAGTCTATACTGTCTGAGAAAACACCATTTGCATCAACAGACACATTATTTGCGCCCCCAAAAGTTACACGGACAGGAGTTCCATCAAAATCGTATGGGTCTCCAGAAGAAGCTTGATACCCAATAAAACAATCTGTAAAACTCCATGTATAACCAGCATAACCCATCAACTTTAACTGAGTTTTATCACTGTTATTCGATATTAAAAACGATGAAATAACTATACGAAGATTAGACCCACTCCAAGTAGTGCTTACTGCATCGGAAGAATATGGGCCAAAAATTGAAGTTGACGCTTTGAGAGTCATGTTTACCTCCTAATAACCAGTACACCGTCTGCTTTTAATCTCTATATAACAACCTGCTTTCAAGCTCATAATTTACTCCTATGGCACTTTACCTTTTGGGTATACCTTATCTAAAATCAACGCATTATACTCATACCCTTCATCATCATCAAATGCTACTAAAAAATGCATCCCACTTATAGACGTTTCTAAATAATACTTACCAGTAACAGGATCAGAATAACCCTCGTCTTGTAATGTACCTGTCTCCCTGTCATACAAACGCACTAATCTAGATCGAGGAATGCCGTTTTCGTATACATAACCATCATAAAAATATACCGGCTTAACTTCATAGGCAAAAGAAGGTTCTGGTAAGACATATTTTCGAACTCTAATTTCATCCATCCAACCATTCCACTGGCCCCCTCCAAATGCCACTCTGCCCGCATTGAGTAAATCGGAATCTGTAGCCGATAAAACCTCTACGCCGTCGACAAAGAATTTTATATTGTTTTCATATATTGCTAGAGCTAGTATAGTCTCGGTATTCATCGAAATGTAATTATTTGATGGAGGTGAGGCAATAATACTTTGATTACTCGCAACCCATTTGTATAGTTGAGGGGATTCGTAACTGCAGTAAGAGCCAGTACCACCTGTCTGACTAAACTGCTCTGCTACCTTCACACCTACATACGTATTATCATCGTCTTGATACCGACCTGCCACTACACCCTTAGCGCCATCGGGATACCCCCCTGTGGCAAGAAACTTAGCCTGTGCATAGAAATTTTTGATAGTGAAGTTTTTTGGGGAATAAACTGTCTCGTAGTTGTCATCTGTGTTTATGAGTACTCTATGATTAGTTGCATCGTAAGTTCCTACTTTTTTCTTTTCGGTGGAATCGCCATAACGTATTACTGAAACCAGATCGTAATTTGAAAGGGTATTTGTACTGAAATCGTCAAAGAAATCAAAGGTTGTCACTCCATTGCTTACATTACTCGCTTCAGAATTACCATAATAACAATAAATATCGACATCCGAATCTAAATTATCGTTTATCTTAACCCAACAATAAGCCACTCTATTGGGTGCTGTTCCTTCTACTTTTTCTACCCAAAAATTTAAAAAAGTAGTGCCATCATTATCTACAAAACGAAGGTCACCTGATTGATTGGTATCAGAAGGAAATTTATCAGAATGTCCTTCAACATGGAAATCACATCCACTGGCCCCGGAACTTTCTCCTACTTTCAAAAGAACTT